CGATGCACACCGTTGCGACACTTGAACGCGCGGAGCTTCGCGCGGGTCATCGTTTCAGATCCTGACGGCTGGGGATCAAATCCGACAAGCTCACCACTTCCACGACCTTGGTCCCCGGCGCGTCATCGTCGATGCCCCACGGCGTAGCCTCGTACCCCGGTGCGCGCCGCATCAGGGACGCCTCCGCCCGGCGAATGAGCGTGTAGACGAGCGACTGCGGCCAGTCGTCCCGTTCGCAGGACTGGTACTCGAAGCAATGCAGAATCTTGAGCTTCGCGCCGGGGGAGAGGGTGAGGAGCTTCCCGGTCGCTTGGGGCTTGGGGATCGCGCAGAGCGCGCGTAGCCCATCATCCGTCTGGTAGCGGTACTCCAGGCTGCCCGCGTTCGCGTCCCGCACGAGAATGAATAGCTCCGGGTAACGCAGGGTGTACCCAGTGTCTGGGGCGACCCGGTAGTGCGGATCGACCTCGTCTTCCAGGATGGCCGCGGTGAGGGATAAGTGGGTACGGCTCAACGCAAACGCGCTCATTGTGGGGTCCTCCACTTGACCTGATAGACTTCCTTATTGCCGTTCGGCTGGCTCCGGATGTAGGTAAATCCGTACTCGTCTGACCCCCGGTCGTACTCGTTCCGGTACGGCCGCGGGGTAAAGTAGTTCGCGCTCGTCACCGGGGCGGGGTCGTCAATCCCCTGTAGGGCCTTCGTCCAGGCTTCGAGGATCTCAGGCGTCCAGGTGGCCGGTTTCCCGTTGATCGACGTCGTCACTGTCCGGATCCCCCCTTCTTCCGCACCTGGTACCCCGCCTCGTGCAATAACTCCCCGGCGACCTCGGCCAGGTACCCCGGCAGCTTGAGCGCCTCGTCTGGCGTCAGCGTCCGATCCACCGTGACCGCGGCCCATTCCTCTCCGTCGTCCATGAAATCGATCCCCCAGAGGGATTGCACGTGATCCCATTTCCCACAACAGGGGCATTCCTTCTCGACCTGACAGCCGAGTACGACATGCCGATCCGGATCACCGTAGTACGCGAGGTACTCTTCGTACGTCATGTCTCGGTACGGGATACTCGTATCCGCGGACGGGCGGACCTCGGGGTACCCGACCGGGACGCGCGCGATATTCTGGGCGTACACCGCTGGCGACTCCGGGAGGGGTTTCCCGTCGCAGCCTTCGAGGGTGTGATCGTTGTCGTACACCCAGGTTACGCGGTACGACGGGTCCGCGGGTTTGGGATCAGTCTGACGTGTACGCTTCGCCATGATTAGGTGTACTCCTCTGCGCGTACCGACCGATGATCCAGGATCGTCTCACCGATGTACCCGTACCCAGCGCAGTACGTACACTCGGTGTACGTCATCCACGGCGCCGGTTTCCTCCGGCCTTTCAGCTTGCGCCGGACCTGCCCCTTGCCCTTGCAGCGGACGCACGCGATCGCGCACGTGGCCCGGATTAGGACGCGGTCCGGCAGGGTGAGGTAGTACGCGGCTTCCCGGCGCCAGCCGATCGCGTCGGGCGTAATCAGGGACCCCGGCCGGCGATCGGTGAGACTGTCGCCGTACACAATGCACACGGACATAGGACTATTCCCCTTCCTTCCGTCCGGGGTAAATCCCCACGACCGCGGGCGTATCCTCGGTTTCGACCGCGATAAACCGAATGACCGACCCATCCTGCAAGACGATTCCACGGAGTTCCCATTCGCCCCCGCGCCCGTATGCCGCGGGTCGATAGGTTTGCAGGACCTTGACGATACGCTTGCCGACGACCCCACGTGATTTCATCGATCACAGATTAGCATCGTCAGGCTACGCTTGTCAAGGTCCTATCTGCCTTACTTGACAGACTGTCATCGGGTCGTGCTAAACTAGGGATACGCTGTCTCGACTAGGCGCGACGGCGATACCAGGAGAGACCCACATGGCCGGAACCCTCGCATTGCACAATCCCAAATTCGCCGCGAAGCTCACGCCGTACGATGTCCTCGCCTCGCTGCCGATCCCGGCACCGATGGGCCCGCATCACAAGCCGGTGCCCCACGTCACCCTGATCGACGGGATCCGCGAGGAAATCGCCCGTCGTGGCTACGGCATCGAACGCGAGACGTTCGCCCTCAGCGCCAAGGGACACGCGCTGTTTGGCGTGATGGACCTGCGCTCGGATCGGACGACGACGGAGCGGGGGATCTCGTTCGGCTTCCGGAACTCGACGGACATGAGTCTCGGCATTCGTGGGGTTGCGGGGACCACGGTCTTCGTCTGCGATAACCTTGCCCTCTCAGGATCGACGTTCGCGATCAACCGGAAAAACACGACGGGTCTCGACCTGGGCGCCGCGCTGGTCGTGGGCTTCGATCGGTTCGTCGTCCAGGGTGAGACGCTCGATGTCGAGATCAACCGTCTGTCGGCCACCGTCGTGGACGACCAGACCGCCAAGACGATCGTCTACGATGCCCTGCGCGCCGAGGTCATCCCGTCGCGACTCTTCGATGACGTCGATCGGTTCTACTTCGACCCGGTCAAGTACCAAGCGCCGGAGTGCGAACCGCGGACGCTCTGGGGCCTGCATAACGCCTTCACGCGCGCGATGCGAGACCTGACGCCCGTCCGCCGGTTCGGCGCCGCGGTCTCGCTCGGTCGTCTGTTCGGCATGGCGGCCGGCCAGGATGCCGGGGACGACGTGATCGACGTGGCCGGAGACCTCGAATAGCCTGACGCGCGCGTCGCCGACACGGGCCGGGTCTTACGTCCAGGGACCCGGCCCGCGGTCTGTACGGGCGTCCAGGTGCGCGCGTCAGCCTCTACTGCTAGCCACGCGCGCGTATTCCCGGCTCGATGGGACGGCCATCCTAGGGTGTGGAGATTTACGAAAAGCGTAAGGACTTACGGACTACGTAAGTCGGGCGAGAGACCCCGGCGCGCCGTCCCTGGGTAAACCTTGCGCGTAAACGGCCGATAAGCTGGCTAGGTATGGTTGTCACGTTGACAACCGATACTAGTGTGTCGCATACTGACCGCATGGAGAGGGGACAGCACATGAGGATTATCGTATGGACCTAGTACAACGCGCGCGGGAATTGATGCTACCGGCTGATCAGTCTCGGCGGTACGTCGGGATCGGTAAGACGGGGGACTGCCCGGACTGTGGGTACCGTGTCGGCAAGCCTGCGTACGAAACGGACATGGTACGCCATGCGAGACGCTGCGTAGGCTATTCGCCAGACTACGACGATGCCGGTCCGCGGACGGGCCGATAGCGTGCATCCAGGGACGACGGGCCATCATCCGCCCGTCGTCCCGCCCCGATAATCCGATCACACAACCGTAATGACAGAATTGTCCGAAGGCTGCGCCCCCCCGGCGCGCGGCCGCGGCCCGACCTCAGCCAACTTTTCACAATTTTTTCTGTCGGTCGCCGCATGGTGTAGACTATCGGTCCGTGATCACGCATCCGACAGCGCACGCCCAATCACTCATTCGTGATCTGGGCCATCAACTCACGGAGATGTTCTACGCGCAGAGTGATCCGATGGTGGATCTCTTTCATCCGCACGAACTGAAGCGGCTCCGCCAGGGGGAAGCCTCCTTGAAAGTCGCGGTGAAGGTCGCCGACGCGCTGGGCTATGACGTCGTAGTAAGTCTGCGACGCCGAGAGGCTGCGCCGCGCGCGGGGATCGCCCGGCCGTCACAGGGACGGAGTCGCACGGGGGATCGGGCGTGACCTCGGGGCAAGCGTACATCGCCGGACTCCTTCATGGTGCCGGAGTCACGTTGATGGTGTTGTCGTTATTCAACCTCATTCGGAGGCCCCGATGATCTCCACCCGCGCGACGCTGGCGCAGCACCTTACGGTTGACGTTCTGAGCAATGTCGCGCAGGCGGTATCGCTGAAGCAGTGGGACGTCGCACGCTTCCTCGTGTGGCAGGCGCTCGACTCGCTGCTGCTGCTCCCATCGGGCGCGGCCCCCGCGGAGGAGGAGAGGCTGAAGCCGTTGGTCGAAGGGTACATGCCGAAGGACGATCCCGCGTCACCGCCTCCAGCGGGGTGGCATCGTTCGCCCGCGCCCGCCCTGACGCTCACGCTGGCGCAGCTTAAGATGGCGATTTACGACACACTCATCATTCGCGGCTACCGAGACTCGCCTGATGGGATCGACTGGTCGAAGATTCCAGAACTATGGCAGCGTCTCCGCGAGGGCGCCGCCGCGCCCGCCCCACAGGAGGAGCGGCCGCGACCCCAGCCGGTGATCGAGGGGGCACCGGACCCGTTCACGCCCACCGAGGACGACAAGCGGGATGCCCGCGCATGACCCCGCTCGCCCCCCGCCTCGGTCGTCCCGATCCGCCGCCCAAGGTGCCGGTCCTCCCCCGTTGCGACCTCTGTGATCGTGACATCCACCCGGGCGAGGAGCATGGGGTGATCGGCTATGACCCGGTGGTCGGCGAGCCGTCGATCATCTGCCGGGTGATCAGCGACCGGCCGACGATGATCGACCCGCTAGGCCGTGCTAAAGTGTGATCTCCGGTCGGCTGCAAAGGCGGGGACGCCTGCCCCGCCCCACGCTGAAAGGCGCGCGGGCCAGCCACCGGTTCTCTTCCACATGGGCTCGACCCGCACGCTCAAACGTCGTCGGCAGCGTCATCGGCGCCGGGCCTACCTCGCGGCACTCGCGGCGGGGCTCATCACGCCGGTGCGGCTGGCCGAGGTCAACGAGGTCCTGACGCGGATCTACATGCCGGGGCTCGTCGAGATGTTCCGGTCGAACGGCACGCTCTTCTCCAGCCTGCGCCGCCGATGAAGTGGTTCACCTGGACGCCTGCGGCGCTGGCCCTCCGCCGCATTCACCGCGAGGTCAAGCGGGGGGCCGATGCGCTCGATCGCATCGCCGACGCCGCCGAAGGCTACCCGCGCCCCCGTCAGTCACCCCCCGTCGTTGACGCGCCGGTCGAGGTCGTGCGATCCTCCCCGGGGGAGATGGAACGTGCCTATGCCGTCGAAGCTCGACTCCGTCGCATCCTCGGACGCGATCCCACCGCCGAGGAAGTCGTCGCCGACCTCGATGGCGAGGAAGTCGCCGTCCCCGCGCCGACCCCTGAGTCGCGAGGACGCGCAACGCATCGGGAGGACCGGTGGCCGTAAACCCGCGCCGCTCCCCGGTGCCTGCGGCGCTTCAGCGGGCGGGCGAGGCTAAACCGCTCACCCACTACACCCGGGCGGACGTCGCCGCGGCGATCGATCAGTTCGAGGTCGCCGCCGGGGGGCGCAAACCGCTGATCGCCGCGCTCACGGGGATTGAGCCGACCCACGATCTCAGTTATGTGCTGAACGTGCTGGCGGATCCCGAGGCCGACGCCCGGAAGCTCTCGGATATCTGCAAGCAGAGTGGCATCCCCCTGGGCGAATTGATCCAGGCGTTCAAGCACGGGGTGTTCGCCGTGCCCGTGGTGCAGGCGATCCGCACGATCGCCGATCGCCTCCCCGCGGTCGTGGACGACGTGATGCGCCGCGGTGCCCCGTACATCGACACGTGCACCGCCTGTCGCGGCACCACCACCGTGACCAAGCGCGAACGGCGCCGCCTCGACGACGACGGGGACGAGCCGACCGGCCCCTGGCAGGACCTCCAAGTCCCGTGTGAGACCTGCCTCGCCACCGGCACGCTCGAATACAAGCCGTCGGTCGATCAGCAGAAGCTCGCGCTCTCCCTCACGCCGCTCCAGCCCAAGACCGGCCCGGCCGTCGTCGTCGATAACCGCTCGGTGAATGTGAACGACACCGGCCCGGGCGGCATGGGCAAGATCCTCCGCGGGGTCGATGCGATCCTGCACGCCCGGCGCGGCCCCGTCGTCGAGGGCGTCGTCGCCGACGTCTCCGACGGTCCCACCGCGGACGACTTCGATACAGAATAAAGGCGCGCCGCTGCCCGTCGCCGCTGGGACCTCGTGCCTGCCCCGGGCATGGGTGGGCGGGGGCGGCGCTATCCCGAATGGCACAGCGTGTGCACCCTCCCGGGGGCTACCCTGAGAGATCCTATGTCCGACGCCGATCGCTCCCGACCGCCCCGTCCCGATTGGCCGACGCACACCCCGCCGACGCACGTGATCGTGTCCGTCGAGGCCATTCATCTGCATCTCCATCTCCCGACCCCGACGCCGCCGCCCGGCGACGACGTCGTGACGCAAGCCCGCATTGACGCGCTCACTGCCCAGTTGAAGCGTCAAAACGATGCGCTCGCGGCGGCCGTCGCCGCCACGCCCGCGCCGACCGCGTAGTCTTCGCCACCCCAACCCAGAGGAGAATCCCATGCCGCTCGATCTGACCGCCCTCGAAGCTGAAGTCGCCCGCGACGAAACCGTCAACGGCTCCGCCGCCACGCTGCTGAAGACCCTGTTCGATGAAGTCGAAGCGAACAAGGGCAACCCCGCGGCGATCCAGGCGATCGTCGATCGCGTCCGCACCCAGAGTGATGCGCTCGCGGCCGCCGTCGTCGCCAACACGCCCGGCGCGCCGCCGGTCGATCCGCCCGCCCAGTCGCGTCGTCGCTAAGATCGTCGCCCCAGGAGATCCACGGCGCGGCCGGGGGTCTCCTGGTGATACACTCCGGTCCACCGATCAGGAGCCGTCGATGCCGCCGCCGTTGCCTCTCCCGACGACATCGACGAATTCCCTCACGCCCTACCTCGTCGCCGTCGTCTCGCTCTTCATCGCCGGACTCATCGCGCTCGTCGCGGTGGTCGTCTTCCGCCCCGAGCAGGACAACGCCGTCCTCATCGCCGTGATCATGACCGGCGTGACGACGTCGATCGCCTCGGTCCTCGCGCTCCGGAAGTCGCAGGAGACGCATCTCTCGGTCAACTCCCGGCTCGAACAGTGGATCCAGACCGCGTCCGGCGCCGCGCACGCCGAAGGCCGTCTCGCCGGGGTCGAGGAAGCCAATCGCCGCACGGATGTCCTCGCGCAGGCGCCGTCGCCGACGGACCCGACGCCGCGCGCATGATGGATCTCTCGCGGCTGTCGGCGGATCTCGATCGGGATGAAGGACTCCGTCTGAAGCCCTACGTGGACTCCGTCGGGAAGATCACCATCGGGCGCGGGCGCAACCTGACCGACCGGGGGATCTCCGTCGTCGAAGCCGAGTTCCTCTTCCAGCACGATCTCATCGGCGCGATCACCGACGCGCGGCGCTTCCCGTGGTTCGACACCCTCCACCCGGTCCGCCAAGCGGTCGTCGTGAACATGCTGTTCAATCTCGGGGCGTCGCGCTTCCGCCCGTTTGTCAAGCTGATTGCCGCCCTCGACCGGGGCGACTATGATCAGGCCGCCGCCGAGATGCTCGATTCGAAGTGGGCGGCCGACGTCGGCACCCGGGCGCATCGACTGGCCCGGGAGATGCGGACCGGATCTCCCTAGGAGGATGGTATGGCGTACTTCGTGCGCGCGCTCATCGCCGTCGTCGTCGTCGTGTTGGCGTACGCGGTGATCCCGGCGGTCGGGTCGCTGCTTCAGTTCACGATCACCGGCCCGCTCTGGATCATCATCCGGGCGGTGATCGTCGTCGTGGCGCTCTGGTACATCTTCTGGGGGCCGCCGATCCCGCCGCGCCGCTAGTCTCCGACGGCAGTCTCCGACGGCAGTCTCCGACGGCGCCGGACGTGCTAGACTCGCGCGCATGCGATCCCCCTACCGTCCGGTGCCGCTCGTCGTCGTCGTGCTCGTCGCCCTCACGATCGGGTGCGCCAGCCAGATGGCGAACCTCCAGACGCCCGAGGGGCGCCAAGCCTACTACCAGAACGAAGTCCTGATCCGCATCGAGCGCCTGCAAACCGCGGCGATCGACGCCAACGCCAAGTCGGCCCTCCCCGACGCCGTCGCGATCCCGATCGTGCGGTTCACCGTCGGCGCGGCCAAGGTGATCCGCACCAGTCCCCAGGGCTGGCTCGCGAGCGTCACCGTCGCGTGGAATGAAGCGAAGGCCGCGATCCCGCCGCCGATCGCTACCACCTACGAAGCGTACATCCTCGCGATCGACACCATTCTCGCGACCGTCCGGGGCGGGACGGCTCCGCGCCCGATCGCGGCCCCGCGTCCCCTCGGAGGTCTCCGGTGAACCCCCTCATCCACACGATCCTGATCAACGTCGTCATTCCGGAGATCGCCGCGCTGCTGCGGCGCAAGCCGGGCATGACCGACGCCGAGGTCATCGCCGCCGTCCAGCAGATCGCCGATCGGGTGATCCGCGTGGGCGAAGCGTGGCTCGCGTCGAAGGGCCTTGCGGTCCCGATCGACACGCCCCCGCTGGCGGCGCCGCAGGTGGGTGGGAAGACCGACGGCTAGCCTCCGGCGCTATACTGCGCCGCAGGCATGTTCCACCCCGACGTCATCGCCGAGAGCCAGGACCGCGTCGAGCGGGCGCTCGGCGACGCCATCCCGGGCGGCAGGCTCCGCCGGACGCCGCATGACGAGTGCTGGGCGCTCCGCGATCAACTCGCCGACGCCGTCGATGTCAAAGGGCACCCGAAGCGCGACCTGACCGCCGCCGAGCAAACCTTCATCACGCACGAGCGCCTCCTCGCGACCCTGGATTATCGGTACTGGTCGGAGCGCTGGGCGATGGTCGCCAAGGAAACCCAGGACGCCGAACCGCTCGTCCCGCGCTGGGAATCCCAGAACCTCTTCCTCGCGACGATCGCGCACTACGAGCAGCAGTACCGCGACACGGGTCACCCGGATGGGATCCTCCTGAACGTCCTCAAAGCGCGCCAGTTGGGGATCAGCACGGAGACGGAGGTGATCCTCGCGCACCGCGTCACCACGCAGACCACCGTGCGGGGGCTCGTCGCCGCCGACGTCCCCGAGCAATCCTCCTATCTCCTCGGGATGGCCGAGACGGTGATCGATGCGCTCCCGTGGTGGCTCAAGCCGTCGGCGACGCCGCCCACCAATAAGGGATCGATCTTCAGCTTCGAGACGGGATCGAGCCTGCGCGTCGCCGCGGGCAAATCCCAGCGCGGTGGTCTTCAGGATCGCGGCGGGACCAAGGGCAACATCGGCCGCGGCAAAACCTGGGGCATCCTCCATCTCTCCGAGTTGTCCACCTGGGAGCGCCCCGAGCAGATCGACGACGGCCTGCTGCCCGGTGTGCCGCGCCGCCCACGCACCTTCGGCGTCCTCGAATCGACCGCGAAGGGCCGGTACGACTGGTGGCACCATCAATGGTTGAACACCGACCGCGGGCTGACGCGCTTCTTCAACGTCTTCATCCCGTGGTACATCGAGCCGGATAAGTACTGGGAAGTCGCCCCCGACGGCTGGGCACCCAACCCGACGACCAAGGAGCACATGGACAAGGTCGAGCGCTCCTCGGCCAAATATCTCCTGGGCCGCACGCATCGCCTTAGTCGCGAGCAGGCGTACTGGTACGAGCGCAACCACGCGCTCTACGACGAGAAGGATCGCCTGCACGTGTTCTACGAGGAGTACCCCGCCACGGCGGAGGATGCGTTCCAGCACGCCGGGCGATCGATCTTCTCCGTCAAAACGCGCGAGAAACTCGCCCAACAGGCGAAGCAACCGATCGACGTCCTCTTCGTCGAGCCCGCGAAGGACATCGCCACCTTGAAGGCGTGGGAGCGCGATCAGGCCGCGGGCGGCGGGCTGACGCATAAGGTGATCTAGGAGGCTTAGAATGATCCGTGTGAATCGGTATCGACGTGGCCCAGGGAACGGCAAATGGTACTGGCGGGTGTGGCGCGGGTCGGTGTGTATCGCGCGCGGTATCCGCGGGTTTCGATCCGAGACGGCGATGGAGCGCGATCTGAAAACGCTCTTCCCGCACTGGGTGAATCCGAAGACGTGAGCGTGTGGAGCCCCTGATCCTCCCCGGCGGCTACGGCTTCCGGCGCCCGCGCCCCGGCGAACTCACCGAGCGCGGCGACATCACCAACCTCCTCACCGTCTACGAGACCCCGCGGCGGCGCGGCGCCCGGCGCTACGTCATCAGTGCGGACGTCGCCGACGGCATCGGGCTCGACGACTCGGTCATCAACGTCACCCGCTGCGGGACGATCGAAGAGCCCGCCGAGCAGGTCGCCGAATTCGTCTCGAACGAGATCCTCCCGGTCCAACTCGCGTACACGATCCAAACGCTCGGCCAGTGGTACCTCGACGAGGACGGCTACGAGGCGATGGTCGCGATCGAATGTAATAACCACGGGCTCTCGACCCAGGACACCTTGCAGTTGCATCTCGGGTACACCCACTTCTACATCTGGGAGTACCTCGACGCGCGCGACACCGACTCGCGGTACAGCCGCCGCATCGGCTGGCAGACCAACGTCCGCACCCGTCCGATCCTCCTCTCGAAGTTCTACGACGCGCTCTGCACCTGGGATCCGATCACCGAGCAAAGCGACTACATCATCCACTCGGCGATCCTCCTCGATCAGCTTAAAGATTTCACGACCGACGGCGCGCTCTGGGAAGCCGCGGCCGCGCGCGGGGCCAAGGACGACTGCATCATGGCCGCCGCGATCGCCAACTACGTGGCGTTCCGCATGCAGGCCGGAGAGACCGAGCCGCTGGAGGAGCGCAGGCGGCGCCGCCATCAACAACGCGCGCACAACGAGGCCGCGGCCGAAGGCCAGAAGCTCGCGACGCCCGACTGGCGCAACACCCCCGCGACCGCCGACGAAGCCGATCGGCTCGGGGTCAACGTCGGGCTCGATCCGGAGATCGACGAGATCCTCTACGACCCCCGTCGGACCGACGATGTCGCGTGGTAGTACACTCGGCGCGCACCTGATCCCGGAGGAGGGACCCCATGCACCGTCGCGGACTCCTGCTGCTATTGCTGCTGTTGGTCGTCGGCTCGGCGGGCGCCTGGGCGATGCAAGCCCTGGGGTGGCCCGACACCTGGGCGTACTGGCGCATCAAAGTGATCAAGACCGCCGGGCTGGAGATGACCGACGATCGGTGGGGGCACCTCCATCACGGCGAGCCCGAGGCCGCGTCGATCTCGTTCAAAGTCCACATTGATCGCCTCGGCATCGAGGTCTTCACCAACTATGCCGCGGCGCAACTGAAGATCCAGTACACCGTCCACGGCGTCCCGATCTCGCCGTTCCTCGACGCGCCGTACCTCTTCACGATCGCGCACGACGCGCCCGCGCTCGCCACCCTGCCGGGCGGTTTCCACGACGTGAGCGTGAACATTCAGGCGACCCCGTCCGCCAACAAGGGCTGCCAATTCTTCGAGCCGGTGACCTGCGTCACCGCGCCGACGATGCAAGACTTCGCGCCGTACCCGATGTTCCTGCACCTGGGCGGCCGCCCGTCGTTCTCCCCGCTCGTCCCGTTCCTGAGCCAGAACGAACAAGACTACGTCTTCGAAGCCGCGCAGATGGACGGCGCGTACCGTGACGTCACGACGCTCCTGCCCCGCGGCTATCCGGCCGACACCACCGTCACCCCGTGGCACGCCGCGCCCGCGTACCAGCAGGATCTCTATCAGGAGATGCTGCAACCGCACAATCAACAATTCCTCGGCGCGCAGATGCTCTGGGAAGAACCCCCCGGCACGATCGACGCGGGGAAGCGCTTCGTCCGCGCGCTCTGGCCGAAGGCGAGCGAGGGGTACATCGGGCTGTGGAATAACAACGGCAACACGGACCCGACGGCGCACGGCGATCACGGGCATCGCGCGTTCCCCGTGAAGGACGGCCCCCGCGGGGTCGGCTGGACGAACGGCTACGTGCAGGGCGTCTGCGATCCCGACGGCCGCTGCTGGCTCGCCAATAAGTCGGGCCAACTCCGCGTGATGCACCCCGACGGCGAACTCGTGACCGTCGTCGGCTGGCGCGTCCGCCCGGATAAACACCCCGTGTGGGTGAAGAAGCCGCTGACCGTGATTCGGCAGAACATGGAATTCCGCGGCCGCTTCGTCACCGGGGGGTGGAACGATCCGCTCGACCCCGGCTGGCATCAGGCGATGGACGTCGCGCTCGACCCGACGAACCCGAATCGCGTCTTCGTCGCCGGGTTCTACGACAACGCCATCTATTCGGTCCTGGTCAATCGCCAGGACTGGACGGGGGACGTCTACCTGCTCGCGGGGGATCCCAATCACAGCGAAGGCTACGTCAATGGGGTCGGCGCGGCCGCGCGGTTCCGCCATCCGTTCTCGCTCGTCGCGAGCCTCGACGGGAAGTACCTGTACGTCAGCGATCACGACAACGACGCGATCCGCCGCATCGAGATCGCCACCGGCGCCGTCACCACCGCGTTTGGCGGCCCGGGCGTCAGCGAGACCCTGGTCGGCAAGCCCAACATCACCTGCGAGGTCGATATCCGCCTCGCGTGCTGGGGCCAGACCGCGGTCCGCGCGCAGGTCACCGTCACCGGCGCCAACCCGACGATCTACTTCCCCTACTTCGTCCGCATCGCCTCCACCGGCGAGTTGGTGGTCTTCGATCGCGGCCTCAACACCCTCCGTCGGCTCAACCCCGTCACGCACACCGCCGCGCTCATCGATCAGATGACGGACGGCAGCTTCGACGGCCGGTGGGCGCGGGGCTGGGTCACGGGCGACGTCGATCGCTGGGGCAACGCCGGGTTGAAGGATGGGATCTACTGGGGGAACGCGACCTCGCTCGCGCCCGCGCCCGGCTGCGTGCTGCCGGTCGAAGGGCCGCAGCCGCCGACGTGCCTGGATGGCGAAGATCGCTTCAACGAAAACTTCCGCTATACCTCGCTCGACGGCACGTTCAAGTCCTGGGTGTTCGGCCGCGCGAATTCCAGCAAGCCCGTCGGTACCGGCCCGGTCCAGTACACCCGCCCGCCGCACTACCCGTGGATGTCGATCGTGGATCCCCGCGGCGCGGTGATCTTCTCGGGCATCGGCGGGCACGGCCTCACCCGCCTGCGCCTCCGCAAGCCGACCGACCCGGACATCGCCGCCGGTGTGAATTCGAACCAGACCCTCGACGACGAGCGCATCTGGGGATTCGGCGCACGCGGCCCGTTCCACTACGCCTTCCCGGTCCGCCCGACGATCGTGCCGTCGAACCCGCTGAACCTCTGGTTCGGCTGGAACGCGCACAATTACGTCGGCCTCCCCGATGCGTGGGCGATCGGCCCGCTCAGTACCGACGGCGAGATCGATGCGTACTTCCAGTGGCCCGCCGCGATCACCAATGATCCCGTGGCGCTCGCCTCGGTGCGGCGCTTCGTCCGGATGAATCGCGGGCTCGGCACGCTGCCGCCGCCGCCGCCGCCCCCACCGCCCCCGCCCCCGCCGCCGACCGATCCGATCGATTGCGTGGTGTCGCCGTGGGATCCGTGGGGACCGTGGTCCGACTGGGTGATCACCGGCCCGAACGAAGAGACCCGCACGCGCGGGCACCAGCGCACGATCACGACGAAGCCGGAGAACGGCGGCAAAGAATGTCCGCCGCTCGAAGAGATCGAAGAGGAGAAGCGGCCACGGCTGGTCCCGCCCCCGACGGTGGTCCTCCTCGTCCGCACCTGCCAAGGCGACACGATCAACGCCGACCCACCGACGGGGATGACGGGGCCGCGGGCGCTCTTCCAGCGCTTCGATCTGGTCAAGGCCGCGTGGGTGAGCATCAGCACGGTGGACGCGACGGCGCCGTACTCCCGGCCGATCCCGACCTTGTCGGCGGGGCCGCATCGGTTCCGGGTGCTGTGGACGACGGCGACGAGCATCGCGGCGGTCACGAGCCCCGAGACGATCGGGGTCTGCGGGCCGACCGGGCTCGTCGTCTCGTCGATCGGGAAGTGAGGGGCGTGCTATCCTCTGTCGCCATGCGCCTCACCCTCGACGACGCCGTCTGCGATGTGTACCTGACCTACGCGCACGCGCAGGGGCGGGATATCAACAGCGTGATCACCGATCAGTTGCGCCGGTTCCGATCGCTCGAACCCGGCAAGAAAGCGATCGTGATCCCACCGTCCGCGCTCGACGCCATCGAGCAGCGCGTGGGCGGCCCGCCGATCGTCGATGGCGTGGATCTCGCGAAGCGCCTCGAAGGGCTCGCCGGGATCACCTTCGAAGGCGTGCGGATCCGGCTCTCCGAGGGCCAGATGGCGGAGTTGGTGAACCGCGCCGCGCGCCAGGGCAAGCCCGTCGCCGCGCTCGTCGAGGAGATCGTCGCGGTGATCACGCGCGACTTTTTCTACACCTCCGGTGGGGGTCCGGCCGTGGAGCCGCCCGCGCCGCCGGTCAAGCCGCCCGCGCCGCCGATCCCGCCGCCGTCGCCGCTCGCGCGTCCGGATCGCACGCCGAACCCGGCCGACGATCCGATCACGCACGTGCAGTCGGTCTTGCCGACGCCGACCGGATCGCACACGGCGCCCCGCCCGTCGGCGCCGCAGCCTCCGGCCGGTCCGCGTCCGGCGCAGCCTCCGAAGCCTCCGGCGAAGTCGTAGGATCCGGTGCCGCTCCACGACTACGTCTGCCCCGTCTGCGCCGTCGTCCTGCGGGACATCTACCGCCCGGTGGCGCAGCGGGCCTCTGAGAATCCGCCGCTCTGCCTAAACGGGCACGTGCCGACGAAGATGGACTGGTGCCCGGCCGTCGGCGCGATCGATCTCCAGGTCCGCCCCTTCCCGGTGCACATCAAACAGCCCGACGGCTCCTATCGCGAGGTCGAGGTCACGTCGATCCAGCAGATGCGGCAGATTGAACGCGAGACCGCGCAAGCCGCGAAGAACGGCGAGGGCGAAGCGCTGTCCTTCCGCATGTGGTCGCAGGATCACTCGAACGGCGACGTCAATGTCTTCGGCGATCCGCGCGCGGCCGTCGGCGACACTCCGGTCGCGCTCTCCGCCGAGACGAAGCGGAAGTTCGGCCGCCGCGGCGCCTTCAAGGCCGTCGATCACAGCGACGGCGCGCTCGGCCCGGGCGTCACCGAGGACACCGCGAGCCCCCTGCTGTCAGGAGAGTAGCGTGGCCGACTTCAGTCCGAGCGGGATCGAAGCGCTCCCGCCGATGACGCTCGACGCGCTGAAGTCCGGCGGGGATCCGCGCGTCCTCGGCTGGCTCCGCGAAGCCGTGCAGGAAGGCGATCGGATCAACCGCGCCGACCCGTCCTACGATCGCATCGAGGTCGGGCAGAAGTACGTCATCGGCGAACAGCGCGCGTCCGAAGCGTCGCTCCCGTACCTCAACCCCGGCCTCATCATCAACCAATCGAAGAAGGTCGTCCAGGCGCACGTCTCCGCGCTCACCGATCTCAAGCCGCTGTTCTCGTACAAGGCCACGAACCCCGCGTTCACCCCGCACGCCGATCTCCTCAACAAGCTCACGGTCGCCTCGTGGATCACCACGATGATGGACGTCTCGCTGGGGAACGTCGTGAAGTACGCGCTCGCGGGCGGCACCGGCGACTGCGTCACCGAGTGGGATCCGTTCTTCGGTCTCGGCGGGGATATTCGGTTGAGTCCGCGCGATTGCCGCGACACGCTGCCGATCCGCCCGGCGCCGATGTCTACGTCGATTCAAGACTGGGATGGGTTGATCCTGCGCGAGGGCCACACCGTCAACGCCCTGCGCGGGTTGTACCCGACCTTCGCCGACGTCTTCCGCCCGACGACCGACTCGCTCATCTCCACGCTGATGGGGCGCTTTCGGCAGACCGTTGCCCGGTTGATCAGCCCGGCGAACGACACCCTGGCGGGCCTGAACCAACCCGCCGCGGCGTCGCGCATCCGCTCGGGCGAGATCATCCTCTACCGCACGTTCCTGAACGATCGCACCAAGAACCTGACCACCAAGCCGATCGCGATGGGCTCGCCCGGCGCCAACTGGTCGTACGTCGTCAAGCCCGGCGAGCATCTCTACCCGTACAAGCGGATGATCCTCGCCACCCCCGAGTTCGTCCTCTACGACGGCCCCAATACCTATTGGCACGGGCAGTTTCCGGTCTCGCGCCTGAAGCTGTGGGAAGTCCCCTGGCAATTCCTCGGCCTGTCGATCCTCAACGACCTCGCGCCGATTCAGGATGCGATCAACGACTCCGCGCGCGACATCCTCCTCGGCATCAAGAAGTGGCTGAACCCCGCCGTCTCGTTCGATCGCGGCTCCGTCAGTGAATCCTTCATGCGCCTGTTCGACGCGCGGCGCCCGGGCGCTAAAGTCAAGCTCAACCAAACGGGCATGAAGGAAGGGTTCAAGCTGCACGAGGGGCCGCCCGCGCAGGTCCTCTCGCTCGCGCAAGGGTTCATGGACTTCATGCTCAACAAGTTCGACGACCTCTCGGGGACGCCGAACCTGATGCAACTGATGGCCCTCCGCCAACTCCCCGGCGCCGAGACGATCCAACGGTACTGGGAAGCCCTGACCCCCGAACTCCGCCAGGAAGGCCGTCAGATCGAAGTCTTCCTCCGCGACGTCGCCGAGCAGATGAAGATCATCCGGTTCCAGTACGAGACCAACGCCAAGCGGGTCACGATCCTCGGCGACGCCGGGATGCTCCTCGATGACTTCGACTACGACCCGGATCAGTTGATCCCTGGGATGAAGGCGTACGACGAAGCGACCGGCCAGCCCAACCCGGCGTACCAAGCCGAGTTCGACGCCGATCTCCCCCGCGATCAACGCGCCAAAGCGTTCGCGAAGACGATCGTCTTCACCATCGCGCCCAACTCGGTGCTGGCGATGAACGCGACCGAGCAGAAGCTCATCCGTCTGCAACTGGCGCGCGGCGGGATGTACGACTTCTGGTCGCTGCTCGAATCGTTGGAGATCCCGAACGTCGGGCAGCCGCCCGCGATGCCGCTCCCGCCGCTCGATATGAAACGCGCGCAGCAGGAAGTCCAATCGGCGATGGCCGCCGCCGCGACCGCGCAGGCCGGGGGCGACATGCTGGGCGCCGAACAGGCGATGTCGGCGCTGACCGGCAAGTACATCATGGACCCGACGACCGGGCAGATCCTCGAATTCCGCATCCCGGCGACGATCACCGAACGCCTGATGGCGCAGTCCCAGTTGGGGATCGGGATGACCGAGAACCCCGCGGGCCGCAAAGCCTCCGGCAGCGCGCCCCCGCAGATGGAAGAGAAGTCCGACGGCCGCACCACCGTCACCGAAAGTCGCCACGACGCGGGCGCCGGGTCCGAATAATCGTGCTACACTCCCGCCGTGCCGCAAGAGAAGCGTGACGCGAACACGACCTCGCCGCTGAAGGGCGGCCCGCACATGGAAGCGGGCGAACGCGCGTCCCATCAGCGCCTCTTCGGCAAAGGCGCGCGTGTCGAGAACCCCGGCATCTCCACCGCGCCCGCGCGATCCACCCCCGCGCAAGCCGATCAGGCCGCGTTCGATCGCCGCCCGCTCGCGAAGACTCACGGTCAGGACATCAATCTCCCGTCGCGCCGCGGCCCGCGCCGCCGCTCGATGGTCTCCGCGGCCAATCGCCGCGTATCGAGGTAGCCGATGGGTCAGGATCGCATTCCCGCTGGATCACTCCGTGGCGACGTCCGCTCGACCGACTACACGACCGGACCGGACGCGCACATTCAGAACCGCGGCGCCGCGCACGTGCAGGAGGGCCTGAAGAAGGCCGCGATGCACCGGCAGGCGATCGCCACCAAAGGCGTCACCAAGGGACTCCGTCCGGGCGGCCGCACGACGTCGAAGCGCTAACCGTGCTACGCTAGCGCGCCGAAGAGGATCATCATGCCAGCAGGAATTGGCTACGGTAAGGTTGGGGAGATGAGCAAGCCGACGGGTCCCACCGGGATCCTCTCGTCCAACCGCAAGGGCATCCGTACCCCAGGCTCGAAGACCGGCAACATCGGCGGCTCCAAGGGGATCACGAACTCCCCCGCGTCGAAGATGCCGATGAAGAAGTTCGGCGGCAAGCGCTAGTCTCCGACGGCGTCCACGACGAGGATCCTATGCCCTTTGGTCTCGGCGCGCTCCACAAAGGCATCTCGAAAGCCATCGGCGGCGCGCACGGCGGCGTCAAGAAAGCACTGGGCGCGCCGATGCGCCTGGGCAAGACGATGATGGGTGGCGGCGGCGGCGGGGGCGGATCCCTCGGCGGATCGCTCGGGGGCGGGGCGGCGTCGAAGAAGTCCTCGCTGATGACCACGCGGCGGCCGTCGGGCCGTCGGTAACCAGGATTTCATGGCCTCTCCCGCAGACATCCCCGGCGGCACGGCGCTCGACGGCCCGCCGCCCTCGCCCGCGCTCGAACAGGGCGTGAATCCGGGTCTCCCCCTCGGGGACCTGATGGGCGGTCGCGGGTCGGCGGCCTCCGTCACGGCGGATCAGTTCCCGCCGGAAGTCCTCGCGGGCGTCCTCTCCGCGGGGCAGTCCATGAGCGAAGCGGTCGATAGCTTCGCCCAGATGATGCCCAATCTGGCGCAGGATTGGGCCATCGTGAAGGCCGCGCTGCAAAGCGCGTTGGCAAAGGTTCAGCAGGCAGGTGCAGGTCCCGTCTCGCCGATGTCCCCTGGCCCCAACTTTCCGGGAGGGGGCTTCTCGCGAGCCGGGTCGCCACTGGCGTCTGGGGGGATCTAGTGTATGGCAGCGACGAACAAGCGCGAAGCGGGTCAGGCCATTTTGGACGTGTTCATGGGGAAGCTCCCCGCCGACCTTCAAACGAAGGCGCGCGAGGTGCTGGCGGGCGACGCGGTCAGTGACGCGCTCGACACCCTCGGGGACGCGGCGCTCCGACAGCAGGATTACTCGCGGGGGATGGACGAGGTCAAGACCCGCAAGGCCGAAGTCGAAGCGTGGCACGGCACCCTCACCGATTGGCACAAGAACGTGAAGGACACCGTGGCGATCGGGGAAGCTGCCAAAAAGGCCGGATGGAAGCCCGGCGATCCGCTGCCCGTCGGCGATCCGACGAACACCCCTCCGGCTGGGGTCAGCCGCGAGGACGTTGATAAGATTCTGACGGAGCGCGAGGGCAACTACGCGGCGTTTGCCGGGCAGTTGAACACCCTCGTACTCAGTCACTTCCAGAATTTCGGTGAGGTCCTCGACACCGTGGCCCTGATGAAAGATCCCCAGGTCAAAGACATCGGCCTGATGGGGGTCTACCAGGAGCGGTTCAAGGACAAGTACGCCGAGAAAGCCAAGAAAGCGGACGACGAACGGATCGAGAAGGAAGTCTCCCGGCGCATGGTCGAACGACAGGCGCAGGGGCACAACCCTCGGTTCCCGGGCGTCGCACGCGATCCGGGCTCCCCTCTGGATGCCCTCGACACCACGCAGAAGCCGAACCCCGGCGACTTCAGTGCCGAAGCGGCCGCTGACGAGTACTCGCAACTCGTCGCGGGCAAAACCGCGTAGCTACTGATCGGATCGCCCGGGCTCCGGTGTACGTTCGGAGTCCTCCGTGTTGCCAATCGACCTGCCCGATCTCTCTGCGATCGGCGGCCTGTTGAGCCTTCTCTCGTTGTTGGCGTTCGCCGCCGGTATGGCGATCCAACTCGACGAAGTCAACACCGTCGCGACCAAGCGGATCATGCCAGGGGTGGTGGACAACTTCTTCAAGGCGGGGCCGCTGATGGCCTACCTGAAGGCACGGTTCAATCGGAAGTGGACCGGTCCGCTCATCCAAGAGAACTACCTCTACAAGCCGATGCGCGGCGGCGCCTACAAGAAGGGCGCCACGTTCAACGTCACGAAGCGGCAGACGTACTCGGGTCTGCTCTTCACCCCGCGGTACTACGAAGTCAACGTCACCGAATTCCTGGAAGACCTCGAAGTCGAGATGGCCGGACCGACCGCCATGTTCTCGACCCTCAAGGTCGATCTGGGGAACGCGGCGCTGACCCTCTCCTCGATCCTGGAGATCGCCCTGTTCCATCACGGGCAGAACGTCGGCGGCAACGACCGCACGGCGGAGATCAACGGGCTCGAAGAGGCGTTGACCGACGGGACCAACACCACGTGGACCGGTGCCACCTTCCCGACCTACGGCGGTCAGCTTCGCGCGTCCGTCGCGCCTGCGCTGAACTCGCCCGTGGGCCTCGTGCCGGTGTCGAACACGACCACGTCGTTCCGCGTCCTGGAGCACAGCTTCATGTCCTGCGTGATCGGCGCCGAGCGTCCGAAGCTCGGGCTGACCACCAACCGGGAGATGGGCTTCATCGCGGAGACCTTCAGCCCGCAACAGAAGATCGACGTGCTCGACCCGGAGATCAACTGGCCCGGTATGAAGTTCAATCAGGCGACGATCGTCGTCTCGCAGTACTGCCCCGGGCAGGACGGCGTCGATGACCCCGACCTGGGCGACTACAACGCCGACAGCGAGACGTTCTGGTGGCTCAACCCCGGACCGTCCGGAGACGATGCGTACCTCCGGCTCTTCATCGCGCAGTCGGCGAAGTTCGCCTTCGGCTTCACCGGGTTCAAGGGAGCCCGCGACGACAATCAGGTTTCCGGCCAGATCCTCTTCGGCGGAAACTTCACCTGCCGCAGCCCGCGCCTCTCGCGTGGGATGTACGGCTTCACGAAGTAGGAAGGAGGTAGACTTCACACAATGGCGATGAATCGAAACCAGCAAAATGCGGTCTATCTCCAGTCCGGCGATCCGGAGACCGAGGCGCGCCCATCGGTCGGCAATTACGGGGGAGGCTTGCTCAATCAGCCCGACCCGTACATTGGCGGCCAGTTGGGCAACCTCCTCACCGTCGCGGACCCGGGGGACAGCAAGAAGTCCAAGCAGTACCGGCTCGTGAAGAACGACTCGGTGATGGACGTCCTGCCGTCGGAAGGCGCCGTGATGTACTGGCGCGATCGCGCGACCTACCTCGTCACCACCGACGTCTCGGTGGCCGGACGCGGCAACGTCGCGGGCGTCGCGCGGTGCGTGTCGGCGGTCGGTGACATCATCTGCGTGCAGCGGCGTGGCGATGCCACGGTGCTCATCCAGGGCGGCCCCACGGCGGCGCCGACGGCGGCCGGGCTCAACGTCATCCCCTCGGCGACCGACGCCGTGGCGGACGTGTTGGCGGCCGGATCCGCGGCGACGTACCCGAAGCTCGGGCAGTCGGTGTCGGTGGCCTCGGGCTCGCCGTCGCGCTTCACGGCGGCGCTCGCGGTCGAAGACGGCATGGCCGAAGGCTAAGGAGGGATCATGAACCTCGATCTCACCGTGGCCCCGGGGCAGGTCGAATCGACCTGTCGCCGTCAAGTCGCGACGCTCTCGGGGCCGACCGTGGCCCAGGGCGGGTACCTCACCGGGGGGATCACCGTCGATCCCACCGAAGTGCGGATGGGCAAGATTTTCGCGATCCTCGGAGGCGTCCTCTCCAACGGGACCGCGATGCTGCTGCCCTGGTACGACGTCGCGACCGGCAAGCTGCTGTACTTCGTCCCGAACACCGGCGCCGAGGTCGCCAACGCGACCGACCTGACGGCGTACAGTGGCCGGGTGGAGTTCGTCGGCCAGTAAATGCGTAGGGAACGGGCGGGAGTCCTAGACACTCCCGCCCGTCGCCCGTTACACTCTCCCCGCCGCCTGTGGCCGAAACCTTCGAAGACGTCTGGCGCCGCGTCCGGCTCTACGTGCCGAATGCGCCGGTCCTGCTCGTCCGCGCCTGGGTCCAGGATGCCTACGCGCAGGTGTTCGATTACCGCGGCTGGGCCTTCTCGATCCTCGAAAATCAACTGGTGTGGGACGACCTCCGCACCGTCACCGTGAACGCGACGTTCAACTCGCTGACGATCACGGCCGCCGCCGCGACCTTCCTCCCCGCCGACGCCGGGCGCCAGTTCTCCGTCGGCACGTGGCCCAAGTACACCATCCAGTCCGTCACGCTCGCCGGGGATCAGATCACCCTCGATCAGCCGTACGTCGGTACGGAGACCGGCGCCGTCACCGCACAGATCCTCGACGCCTACGCGACGCTGCCGCCGGACTTCGGCCGCTTCTCGATGGTCACCGATCAGGTCAATCAGCGCTGCGTCCCGTGGTGGTGCACCCAGGAAGAACTGAACCTCCTCGACCCCACCCGTACGGCGCTCGATAGCGTGCCGCGCCTGCTGGGCGCCCGGAAGCTCTCGCCGTTCCCCGGGACCCTGGGGCAGGTGCAGTACGAGTACTGGCCCACCCCGACCGCGGCGGGCTCGCTCCAGTACTACGCGATCGGCCGCCCGACGCGCCTCGCCGATGAATTCGTCTTCCGCGGCGTCCTGGGCGATCGCACCGACGTCATTGAATCCGGCGCGCTCGCGTCCGCCGCGAAGTGGCCCGGCCCGTCGAAGGCCGATCCCAACCCCTACTTCAACATCGCCCTCGCGCGCGAGTTGAAAGCCGACTTCGAAGCCGGGATCCTCCAGTTGGACATTCGCGACGATGACGTCTATCAGCAGTCGATCTCGAACATCCCCTGGCAGCGGTGGTCCGCCTGGACCTGGGCGTACGACACTCGACTCCTGCGGGAGACCGATGCTACACTCGGCAGCTACTTCGGCTATACCAACTTCTAGGAGCCCCCGATGCCTTCACGCGGTGAGATTCAGACGCCCTACAGCGGCGCGGTCGTCCCGACGCCCGGCGGCGATGCCTCCGGCGGGGGCGGCACGTCCGGCGGCTTCGATCTGCCCGGCGGCGCGACCCCCAAGGAAACACCGAACTCGATGAGCGGGCTGCCCGCGCAGCAGACCACCGTCAGCCTCCAGGGCGACGATCCGGGACCGAGCGGACAGATCCCGATGCCGCCGGTTGCGTCCCCCGGCACGATCAAGACCGAAGGCGTCTAGGATCATGCACGGGCCTGTGGAGATCGGCGGTCCGGCCGTCGATCTCTCGCTCACGCCGTACGCGACGTTCTACCTCACGGGCGACGGCGTCCTGAATGCGGGCGTGGTGATCGCCGAAGAGGCGCCCGAGGTCGATACCCCGGGCACGTGGGCGCCGATCACCGGCATGTCGATCACCATCGCCAATCTGAACGGCGGCGCGACCCTCGCGCTGCATCTCCCCGTCGGATCGTACGCCTTCGTGCGGCTCCGCGAGACGACCCCGATCGGCGGCGGCGGGACCGTCGCGGCGGTCGTCGAGGCGAATCCCTCGCCGCGCTAGGGCGGGGCGATGCCTGCCTCGATCGCCCAGAGCAAAGGCAACTTCGACGCGGGCGGGACCGCGCTCTCGATCGCCGTCACCTTCGACAATCCGGTCAGCGCCGGGTCCACACTGATCCTCTTCGCCAATCTCTTCGGCAACCCGTCCGACCCGACGATCACCGGCATCACCGACACGGACACCAACACGTGGGCGCACGTCGATACGCGACCGGCGACCGGGCAGCCCTGGTTCTACGAAACCTGGAAAGCGCTCAACGCCGTCGGCAGTACCCCGACGATCACCGTCGCGATCGACAACGATTGCTACGTCGGCATCGCCGCGATCGAAGTGGCGGACGCGGGCGACGTCGGGGCGGTCGTCAGCGCGGCCGTCACCATCAGCGGCAGCATCGTCACCGGGGCGGGCATCGGCACCGGTCCCCTCTCCGGGATCTCGATCGCCGCGCATGGGTACGCTGGGAGTGGCGCGACGATCTCGCCTGTGTCCCCGTGGACCGAAGTCATCGAAGTCGATCAAGCCAACAACGCCGGGTGCGTCGCGGTCGAAACGCAACCGGCGCCCGACTTCTCCTCCAACACCCCGCGGTGGAACAACGACGCCAACGGGGTGCTCGCGCTGATCTCGCACGTGCTGGTCCTGGATGCGGCGCCGACCTCGACCAGTCAGCCGATCCTCCGTCGCTGGGGCGGCGTCCCGCACGTGGGCGGTCCCGGGATCGGCACTAAAGGCGACGGCCGCATGTGGGGACGCCGCCGATCAGGTATCATCGTGCCGCGTCGCTTCAAGGAGGTCGCCTGATGGCTGCGGATTTCATCAAGATCGTCCGAACCGACAGCGCGGCGGTCTTCGCCGGGGATCTCCTGCGCGTCATCACGCTCACGAAGGAACTCCTCGCGGGGCTGGAGGTCCTCATCCGCCGCGGGTACCGCCAGTTCGACACGGGTCCCGATCCCGACGACTTCACGATGTTCGAGGTCAATCACGGGCTGCCGCTGGGTACCGGGCAAGCCGTCTTCGACATGCTCAACGGCACGCAGGGCGTGTTGAACGGGACGATGCAGAACACCCAGGCGCTCGAACTCACCGCGCGTGTGGGGTAGCCGATGGCGGCCGGTCCGGGCGACGCCCATCCGTTCCCGATTTACAACGCCCGCTTTCGGGTCATCTTCCCGATCCTCGACAACACCGGGGCGCTCGTCCCCAGCGCGGCCGGGCTCGACTCCGAGGTCAATCGCAACTCCGGGATCGCGGCCAACTGCGTCAACGAGGCGACGGAACTCATCGACGCCGACACCGATCCGAGCGGGATGTACTACCTCGATCTGGTCGCGACCGAACTCGATACCAAGTCCTCGACCATTCGGGTCCAGACCACGACCACCGACGCGAAGACGACCCCGATCGTGCTGTACCCGAAGCGCCTGCCGGTGCTCCGCACGGGCACGGCGCAGGCGGGCGCGGGCTCGACGATCACGCTCGACGCCGGTGCCTCGGCGAAGGACGGCTTCTACAACGGCTGCTACGTCAACATCACGAACGACAGCCCGGCGAACGCGCGCGGGCAGGCGCGCCTGATCACCGGCTACGTGGGATCGACCAAAGTCGCGACCGTTGAATCCGCGTGGGGCACCAACCCCTCCAGCGCGAGTACCTTCGAGATTCTCCTCCCTGGCGAAACGGTGAACGTCGCGCAGTGGGTCGGGCAGGCGGTCGCCGATCCGAACACGGACGGCGTCCCCAAGACGGATCTCGTCCTCTGGCTCGGGACTGCGCCGCTCGCGCTTGCTTCGCAGTTGGTACAGGTCTCCGTCGGCGCGCTGCAAGCCGGGGTGATCACCGCCGCGTCGATCGCCGCGGGCGCGTTCGCCTCGGCGAAGTTCGCGGCCGACTACTTCACCGACACCGGCGTCGCGGTGTGGGCGTCTGCGACGCGCACCCTCACGTCCTTCGGGACCCTGGTCGCCGACGTCGCGACCGCCGTCTGGGGCGCCGCCGCGCGCACGCTCACGTCGCTCGCCGGAAACGCCGCCGACATCCGCGCCGCCGTCGGGCTCGCGGCCGCGAATCTCGACACGCAGTTGGGATCGATCCAGAGCGGCGTTACCGCGATCGGGATCCTCGTCTCGACCAACCTCGACGCGACGGTGTCCTCGCGCGCGACGCCCGCGCAGGTCAACACGGAAGTGCTCGACGTCCTCACGGTCGATATCTTCGGCGAGCCGACGGGCGTCCCCGGCGCCACCGTCTCGCTCGCCGAGAAGATCGGCCGTCTCTACATGGTGATCCGCAACGGGATCCTCGTCGATTCGAACACCGGCAAGATCCAGTTCCTCGACGACGGCGGCGCGGCCGAGTGGGAGAAGGACTTTGCCGACGCCGCCGGGGTCTACACCGAGTCGGAAGCCAACTCGCCCTAGCCGATGCCGGTAGACTCGCTCACGAAGCGCCGCGCCGTCGCGCACATCAAGCGGCCCGGCAACGGTGTCACGCCGGGATCGACCGGGACGACCCTCGGCCGATCGGCGATTGCGTGGAGCTACAGCCCCGCCGCGCCGATCCCGCCGCCGCCCGGCACCGGCGCGCACCGCGAGAAGTTCACCCTCGGGACGAAGGAGTCGCTCTCGGTCACCGGCGAGCCCACGCTCGGCGGGCAATTCGCGTGGTAAACTCGCCCGCGCCATGATTCAGGCGATCGGCCCGATCATCGTTGCGGCGGCCGGGACGCCGGTCTCGGTGTTCGCGGCGCTCCCGTCCGATGAATGGAAAACCGGCCGGACCTTTCCCCTGCACGGCATTCTCTTCCAGGCGCTCCAAACGAACGTCGGCCGCGTCTACATCGGCAACGCCGCGATGGACAAGACGACGCTCGTCGGGGTGTACGCGGTCCTGCCGATCCCGACCGACAATCTCCTCCCGACCTTCAGCGCCGCGCTCACGTGGTCGCCGAACGCGCTCCGGCTCGAAGACTTCTACGTCGATGCCGATGACGCGGGCGAGGGCTGTCTAGTGACGGTGCTGATCACATGAGCCTCGACGGCGGACGCCTGCACCTGAGTGGCGTCGCGGCGCGCCTGGGCGACGCGATCATGAACGTGCAGCAACCGACGGAGATGGCCGCGCGCGTGGTCTCGTTCCCTCCGCCGGTGATCACCGCTCCGCCGGAGGATCCGTACGCCGACGACGAGCCCGACCCGCTCCTCGTGCCCCTCGACGCGCTCGTCATGGCGGTGGTCGATCTGACCGAGGTCGTCCGCGATCTCCGCGCCGACCTCCAGACCCGGTACGATCGCGTGTGGTACCGCCGCCTCGGCCGCTGGCTTCGCGCGCTGGTGACTCGTGTCACCGGTCACTGATCCCCTCGCCGCCTGCGCGCCGCCGTTCTCGCCGGGCGCGCCGGGCGGCAACTGTGAGACTGGGGGCGACACGCCGCCGTCGATCCCCGGGGTCCCGCCGGGCGGTCCCCCCAGCGGCCTGGGCGTGCTCGTCTTCGCGCTCCAGCCCGCGTTCCCGGTCGGCGGCGCGAAGTGGCTCACTTCCGCCGACGGCTTCACCTTCGTCCCGTTCCCGTCGATCACGCGCGCGGGGTTGATCGGCACCGGCGGCGCAGGGATCTCGCGCTTCTCGACCGCGCAGATCAGCGGGACGTTCTACTTCCTCACGAAGGGCGACACCGATTCGGCGGCGCCGCAACTCGTCAGCTACAACGATGCCGATGGGGAAGTAGTGCGGGTCGCGGCCTTTCCCGGCGCGCTGGCGGCCACACTCGCAGGCGGCACCGTCGTCCGCACCGGCGAGTTGTACCTGATCATCCGCATCGCGAACACCGACAATCAGGTGTACAGCTTCACGCCCGCCGGGAGCGTGCTCACCCCGTACGGCGATCCGCGATCCGAAGCGCCGGTGGACGTCCGCGGATCCTCGCTCGCGTGGTTCGGCGATCTCCTCTACATGGCGCTGCATGGGACGACGGTGCTCACGGCCGCGTGGGTCTACCGCTGGCTCATCGACACGGCGCCCGCGCCGCCGCCGCAGTGGCAGAAGTTCTACGAGCGCGGCGACCTCGGCAACCTCGGCGAACTGTTCTACAGCCCGTCGGCCGATGCGCTCTTCTACGCCGTCGCCAACATCCCGCCGTCGGTCGCGGTCTCGCTCATCCTGACGTTCCCGTTCCAGATCCCGCAGCCGTTCGGCGCGCTCCAAATCTCCGCCAACGCCAACCTCTTCACCGACGGCGGCGGCAGCGACCCGACCAACGGCTTCTTCGGCCGGTTCATCGAATTCAACGGGCAACTCTTCGTCCAGTACTCCGACCCGCAGACGAACAAGGTCCTGCGGTTCACCGGCGCGGGCTGGGTCACCGACGTCAACCTCAAGGTGACGTTCGGCGTGCCGACCGGCGGCGGCCTGGGCACGCCCGTCGTCTGGAACAACCAACTCTTCGTCTCGGTGATCCCCGGGGCGGCGACCACGAGTATCATCGTGGCGCGCGACGCCGCGGGCACCTGGACGGTGCGACACACCGGGATCGGGCTCCAAGGTCCCGCGGGCGTCATCGGAGGTCCCTGATGAAGATCCGGACGATCGTACTCGCCGTCGTGGTCGGGATGATCGCGGGGACGTTCACGCTGGGCGCCCGCCAGGATCTCTCGCAGCAGGTCCTCCGGCTCCTCACACGCGACAACGAGTGGACGGGGGTGCAGACCTTCGACCGCGCCGTCGGGCTCGCCCTGGAGAACGGCGCGGTCCCGCCGGGCACCACCGCCAATCGCCTGTACAACGTCGGCGGCGCGCTCTTCTGGAATGGCGTCGCCGTCGGCTTGGTCAGCGGGGTCGGCACCGTCACCTCGGTCGGCTTGGCGGCGCCCGCGATCTTCACCGTCTCGGGCTCGCCGGTGATCAGCGCCGGGACGCTCACGCTCACCCTCGCGACACAGTCCGCGAACACCGTGTTCGTCGGGCCGACCGGTGGGGCTCCGGCGACGCCGACGTTCCGTACGCTGGTCGCCGCCGATCTCCCGCTCATCCCGCTCACCGGCGTCAGCGGGATTCTCCCCGTCGCGAACGGCGGCACCGGGGTGAGCAGCGGCACGTCAGGAGGGATCCTTGCCTTCACTGCTTCGGGCACGATTGTCTCGTCGGTTGCGCTTACGGCTAATCGCCTTGTGGTGGGCGGAGGAGCAGGCGTCGCTCCAAACGTGGTTGCGTCTCTCGGCACGACTACGACGGTCCTGCACGGCAACGCCGCGGGCCTGCCGACGTTCGGCGCTGTCAGCCTCACCGCTGATGTTTCCGGTACCCTACCGGTCCCCAATGGTGGGCTCGGGATCGCCAGCGGTACGAGCGGCGGCGTCCCCTGCTTCACCGCGGCGACGACGATCACGTCCTCGTCCGCGCTGACCGCCAGCCGGATCGTCCTCGGCGGCGGCGCGGGCGTCTGCCCGACGATCGTCGGCTCGCTCGGGACGACGGTGCAGGTCCTGCACGGCAATGCGGCGGGCGCGCCCACCTTCGGTGCGGTGGTGCTCACGACCGATGTCAGCGGCGTTCTCCCCGTGGCGAACGGGGGCACCGGCGCCGCGACGCTCACCGGCCTGCTTCAGGGGAACGGGGTGGGCGCGGTCACCGTCATCACCAACTCCTCGACCGTCGGGCAGGTCCTCCGCGTCACCGGCGCCGCCACGTACGCCTGGGGCGCCGTCGATCTCACCGACACCGATGCGACGATCAACACCTTGATCGCGGCGCGTGGCGGCACGGGCGTCGATGGCTCGGCGGCGGCGAACGGGACGCTCCTGATCGGCAACGGCGCCGGGTACACCCTGGCGACGCTCACCGGCACCGCCAACCAAGTCCTCGTCACGAACGGCGCCGGGTCGATCACCCTCGCGCTCCCGCAGGCGATCGCGACCGCGTCCACCCCGCAGTGGGCGCGCATCGGCCTCGGCACCGGCGCGGGCGGCACCGCGGTCATCACCACGACCGGGATCTTCAACGTCGGGTTCTTCGACGCGGGGAACTCCTCGACCGCCGTCACGATCACCTGGACGAACGGGATGGTCCAGAAGACCACCCTGACCGACACGGCGACGATCACCTTCGCGGCGCCGACGGCCGCGGGCACGTGGTTCACGCTCCAACTCGTGCAGGATGCGACCGGCTCGCGCACCGTGACGTGGCCGGTGACGGTGATCTGGGAAGGCGGCGCGGCGCCAACCCTCTCCACGCCCGCGGGCTCGAAGGACGTCTGCTCGTTCCTCTACGACGGGACCAGCTACATCGGCCGGTGTATCATCGTCACCTAATTTATGCCCGAGCCCACGCCCCCCGGCGACGACGTCATCCAGGCGCGGACCGGGCCGCTCCATCCGCGCCGCTATGTAGACTGGCGCGGGCGGCTCGGCATCATGATCCTCGGCGCGATCGGGTTCGCGATCGCCGGGGGCGTCTGGCACCTGTTCGAAGATCACCTGACGCATCACGCGGATCACGCGGTGCAGCAGGAGATCGTCAACCTGATCAACACGGGACGGATTCAGGTCGCGCCGCCCCCGGGGCCGCCGCCGCCGTCGCTCCCCGCCGCGACGGTCGAGAAGGGGAAGTAGTCCGGAGGATCCGATGGCCTTGCAGCAGTACTCCGGGATCGCCCCGTCGCCCGGCACGACGCTGTCGGTCTTCCTCGCCGGGACCCAGAATTTTGCGACGATCTTCGCCGACGCCGATCAAACCCCGCTCGCCAATCCGTTCACCGCCGATCAATTCACCGGCGCGTACACCTTCTGGGCCGACGACGACAATGGCCCGTTCGACGTCGTGGTGGGCGGGGTGCTGATCCCCGGCGACGTCCTCGACGCCGACGATCTCCAGGTGAGCATCGTCGGGGTTTCGCCGAATCGCACCGTCACCCTCTTCATCGACGACAACGGCACGCAAGTCGTGCTCGCGCAGGTGATCTACTAATGGGACGCTTGATCATGCGGCACGCGGTGGCGATCACGTTCGTCGCGACCCTCTTCGCGCTCTTCGCGGGGATCCTCCTCGCGCAGAACCCCGCGATGGTCGTCCCCGGCTCCGGCACGCTCCCGGCGACGTGCACGATCCGGTCGATCTTCTTCAAGACCGGCGCGTCCGCGGGCCTCTATCAGTGCATCACCACGAACACCTGGACACAGGTCCCGGCGGCGGGCGGCGTCACCGGCCCGGGCGTCTCCGTCGATGGCGAAGTCGCGCTCTACAACGGGATCACCGGCGCGATCCTCAAACGCGCGACCGGATCCGGTGTCGCGCTCCTGACCTCCGGCGTGCTCTCGGCCGGACAGGTGAGTCTCGCGACGCAGGTTACCGGGAATCTCCCCGTCACTAATTTGAACAGCGGCAGCGGCGCGACGTCCGCGACCGCGTGGTTCGGCGACGGCACGTGGAAGGCACCGACCGGCGACCCCAGCGCGCTGGCGTTCGGCGTGGGTCGCCGATCGATCTCGTTCTACCTGACCGACTCCTCGGGGACCGCGCAGGTCGTCGCGTCCGGGTACCTCGTCGCGATCACGAGCCTCGTCCAGGGCTTCAGCGCGACGCTCTCGAACCAAGCGGACAATCCGTACGTGGATCTCGCGTCGCAAGCCTCCGCCGGGACCGCCGGGAACCTCGCGATGCCCGCGACGACCAATCAGGCGCAGACGCGGTGGGATCCGACCTACGAATGGATCGCGCGCTCGCCCGACACCCTCACGTCGATCCGCTGGTGGCAAGGACTGACGTCGGTCAACTGGACCGACACCGACACGCAATCCCCGACCAAGCAGTTCGTCGCCATCCGGTACTCCACCACCGCGAGCGACACCGGCTTCAAGTGCGTCACCGGCGATGGATCCGGACAGACGGTGAGCGCGGACATCGCGGCGATCGCCGCCTCGACTGCGTACCGCTTCAAGATTCGCGTCGCGTCCGCCGGGACCGCCGTCTTCTGCTCGATCAACGGCGGCGCCGAGGTCCAGGTCTCGACGACGCTGCCGACGACGACGCAGGCGATCGGCATGTCGCACTACATCTACACCCAGGCCGCCGCGATTCGGCAGTGGAAGTACAGCCGCGGCCTGCTGACCTTCGGGTCGCTGCCGGGGTCGTAACCGGTGCCGTACACCCAGATCACCCGCGCCCAACTCCGCGCCCGTCTCCAGGAGATGTACGAGGGTGTGCCCTGGTGGTCCGTCACCGAAGCCAACGACGCGATCAACGAAGCCCTCCGCGAGTGGAACGCGCTCACCGGCCGCTGGCGGCAGACGGTCGTCCTCCCAACCAACCCCGCGGCGTACGAGTACTCGCTCCCGAACGCGATCCTCTACCGCATGCGGATCAGCTTCAACACGAAGCCGATGTCCTCGACGACGCGGGAGGATCTCAATAACGGCCGCCCGCGCTGGCGCCAGGAGACGACCGCCACCGGCGGATCCGTCCCGACGCGGCCGATGCTGTGGTGCCCGCTCTCGCTCCGCTCCGTCTACATCTGGCCCGCGGACGCGCTCGGGCACAACGCGCTCACGGTCGAAGGCGTCGCCGACACGCCGGTGCTCCTCCTCGACGGATCCTTCGTGGATCTCGCCGAGGCGGATATCTCGACCCTGCTCGGCTACTGCCTGCACGTCCTGTCGCTCTCGAAGGGCGGCGTCTGGTTCCAGGCGTCCGCGCCGTACTTCCGCGCGTTCCTCGCCGCGGCCGCCGAGGAGAATGGCCTGATCAAAGCGAGTCAGATGTACCGTACGTTCATGGGGCTCGATAACCGGCAGTTGAAACGCCTCACCGTGCCGACCGAGCCGGTGACGCTCCCAGGCACGCGATCATGACCGACGCGCAGATCCTCGACGAGATCCAATCGGTCCTGCTCGAACCGCGCGATCAGGGCGCCACGTTCCCGTCCGGTCTGTGGACCGCCGCCGAAGTCCTCCACCGGCTGAACGAGCGCACCAATCGCTTCCTCAAGCAGACCAAGCTGCTGATCTCCGTCGCGCAGTTGCCGCTCCTGCCGCAAGGCGGATCGCCCGTGCCGAAGGTCCCGGTGGGTACCTCCGTCGTCACGCTCCCGCAGGACTGGCTCCTCACCGCCGATCTCGTGTGGCGCGGCGACGACGGGACCATTCGCTCGCTCGTCCGCGCCGACAGCTTCGAACTCGATCACGGCGAGCCCCTGTGGCCGAACACCTACGGCACGCCGGGGTACTACCTGGACTACGACTCGCCCGTCCTTCAGGTGAAGATCGCGCCGCCGCCCGACGTCCCCGGCACGCTCGAACTCCTGTACGTCGCGCAGGGCGAGGACCTCGACGGCTCGGGGATCGAGATCAACTGCGTCGCCGAATTCACCGCCGCGGCGAGCAAGTACGGCACCCTCGCGGACCTCTTCGGGAAGGACGGCCGGGGCAAATCCCCCGAGCGCGCCCAGTACTGCGAACAGCGCTACGTCCTCGGCCAGGAGATCGCCGAGATTCTCTTGACCGGCTGGTCGTCGTAGACTACGGGCGGCCCTATGCCCGAGCAACAGTCTGCGCCGGGACGCCCGATCGTCTCGACCGGCATCGACACGCCGTTTGAGACCCCCGTCTTCGTCTTCGGGGTCGGCGGGCTGAATCTCGTCGCGGACACCGAGAAGCTCCAGCCCGGGCAGTACTCGATCCTCACCAACGTCTACTACGACCCGGGATCCGGCAAGCTCACCGGGCGCTCGGGGCTCACGAACATCGCCACCACGGGCGGCCTCGTCGCGCACTCGGTGATCCGGATGAACGATCCGGAAGCCGGAAACTTCACGCGCGTGTGGGGCGTGGACAGCGCGCTCTACATCGGCGCGAGCGGCGCGCTCACGCAGATCGACGCCGGGTACTCCGGCGATCCCCTGACGCTCCTCCCGCACCGGCCGCCGCTCAGTGGGGATCCCTGGACGTTCGTCGCGGATTCGGATCGCATGCGAAAAGTGCGCGCCGATGGGCTCGACCTGGAGATTGGCCTCCCGGCGCCGACCGTCGCCGCCACCACCACGCTGGCCGCCGAGAACAAGACGATGATCGCGACGATCACCGCGAGCGACGGCACCAACTCCGCCGCGTGGACGCCCAACGCCGGGACGAACTACTCCGACCCGCCGGTCGATACCGACGTCCCGACGGGCGGCCCGACCGCGGGCGAGTTCACGCTCAACCCCGGCGCCGCGCTCGACGCGAAGAATGGGTACTGGTCGTTCTTCGGGATCGATCTCACACGCAACCTCGATCTGGTGGGCGCGCTCCCGGCGACCGACGACGACATCATTCACCTGATCTGCCGGTACGTGCCGCCGTGGATGATCGCGGAGTTCCGGCTGTACTTCGTCGTCTCGTCGGTGTTCTCGACGTCGGTCCTGCCGGGTACCGAGACCGACGTCAACGACGAGTTCTACGTGAAGTCCTTCCGGCCCGAAGACTTCACCGACGTCATCGGCAAGCGGCAGTCGCAGATCACCACCGCCGAGACCGCACGCATCAAGGGGATCCGGCAGGAAGCGCTCAATCAGCAGTCGCGCCTGCGCGGGTTCGCCGAGGTCACCGGCAAAGCGGTCAAGCGCGCCAATTCGGCGTTCATGGCGCAGCGCGATCCGGCGCGATCCAAATCCGCGCAAGCGGGCGGCGCCGCGGCCGAGTTCGTCGAGTTCGGCAAGGTGGGGATCCCGCTCCGCCGCGGGGACTTCCAGCGCTTCGGCGGCTCCGCGTCGCGCAACTGGAGCACGGTCACCGGCTTGATCCTGTACATCCAGGCGGCGAACGGGGCGGACGAAGCCGTCGCCGTCACCCTCGCGGATATTTATCTGACCGGCGGCCGCGGCCCGGACACGATGGATCCGGCGAGTCAGTCGTACGACTACCGCTACACCAACTACGATCCGCGCACCGGCGCCGAGGGCAACCCGTCGCCGATCATGGCCGAGAGCCTCTGGCAGGACAGCCTGCGGCGCGGCATCATCGTCGATCCCGCGGCCTTCGGCGACAGCGCGATCCGCCAGCGCTTCTATCGCCGCGGCGGCACGTTCGTCACCGACTGGGGCTTCGCCGGGGTGAACACGAGCGACGGCGGGACGTTCACCGACAACGAAACGGATACAACGATCGAAGCGTCCGCGACCCTGGAGATCGATCACTTCCAACCCGTGGCGACCGTCGATGACGCCGGGACCACGGTCCTCGCGCAACCGGTGCCGATCCTCTTCGGGCCGGTAAACGGGATGCTGTTCGCGCTCGGCGATCCGCATCGCCCCGGCCACTTGTACGCCTGCATTCCTGATGAGCCCGATCACTGGCCGCCGGATCTCGTCGATGAGGTCTGCTCGCCGTCCGAAGAACTGATGAGCGGGTGTGTGTACGGCGGCCAGCCGTACGTCTTCAGTCGCGACCGCGGGTACACCATCTACCCGAATCTCTCGGGCGGCCGCGGGATCACGTCCGCGCCGAGCGCGTGCCAGCGCGGGCTCGCCTCCCGCTGGGGTCTCGCCGTCGGCATGGGCGCGATGTTCATCGTCGCGACCGACGGCATCTACGCGACCGGCGGCGGCCCCGAATCCTGCCTCTCCGACGAGATCGAGCCGCTCTTCCGTGGGGAGAGCGTGCACGGGCTCCTGCCGATCAATCTCACGGTGCCGACCGCGATCCGCCTCACGGTGTACCGCCGCGAGTTGTGGTTCGGCTACCAGGACACCGGCGGCGAGCGGCAGGTCCTCATCCTCTGTGTCGAGGCGAAGCAGTGGCGGCACGCCACCTTTAGCCGTCCGAACGCCGCGCTGTACGCCGAGACGACCGACCCCGACGACATGCACCTGATCCTCGGGGAGAACAACGGCGGGGATTTCTACACGAACGAAGGCGACAGCGACGACGGCGATCCCATCGAGGTCGATCTCCAAACGCGATCGGAAGACTACGGCCGCCCGCGCGAGGAGAAGCTGCTCGGCGATCAGATCCTCGACCTCGACTCGCACGACATCGAGTTGACGATCACCAACTCGCTGAACGGGCTCGCGGTCACGAACAACCCGCAGACGCTCACCGCGGCCGCCGGACGCAAGCGCGCGATCCTCGACTCCTTCTACGGCGATCTGAACGGGCCGCAGCGTGCGCGATCCGTCGCCACGCGCATTCAGTGGTCCGCCTCGACCACGCCGCCCGAGTTGTACCAAGTCGGGACGTCGGTCAGCCCGCAGCCCGATCTCACCATCAACCGCGTCACCACCTGGGACGACCTCGGCCATCCCGACGAGTGCTACGTCAGCGGGATCACCCTCGACTGCGACACCGGCGGGATCACCCGATCGATTATCATCGAGCGCGATTTCAACGGCGTCATCTCCACCATCGCGACGCTCGACGTCAACCACGACGGCCGTCACAAGAAGAAGTACACGTGGGCGGCGGTCCCGACGAACATGGTCCGGATCCGCCCCGACGATCAGTGCCTCGCGTGGCTCCTGTACCGGGCCGATTGGATCTTCGTCGCCGAGCCGCCGCGCATCGCCGGGTGGGACATTCACTTCGAGAACAAGTGGGATCAGTACTACACCGGGCTCGATCTCTACTGCGACACGAACGGGCAGACGAAGACGATCGTCGTCGAGGTCGATGGCGTCATCCTGACCAACCCGGAGACCGGCGCGGCGTGGTGGAACGTCACCGCCAACGGCCGCCGCGTCGTGCACCTCACGCTCCCCTGGGGCCGCGGGCACGTCTTCCATTTCACCGCGACCGATCTCAACCCGGGCCTGCTCTACGATCACCGCTGGCACCTGATCGAGGAGCCCTCCGAGCAGGCGAACTGGAATCAACCGTTCACGATCCTCGGCACGCAAGCGGACAAGTACCTGAAGGGGGTCGTGTTCGAGATCGACACCTTCAACGAAGTAAAGGACGTCGCGATCGAGGTCGATGGCGTGACCTCGACGACGATCCAGGTGCAGGCGAACGGGCGCTCCGTCGTCCAGGTGAGCTTCCCGCAGATCCTCGGGCGCGTGTTCCGGTTCTTCCCGTCCGACTTTCACCCGTCGCGGCTGTACACGATCCGCCCGATCTTCGACGAGGAGCCGTTCGCGCTGACCCGCTGGGAGACCCAGCAGGTCGATCACGGCATGTCCGGCTTCCACTATCTCGTCGAAGGCATGATCACGCTGAAGTCCACGGCCGACGTTACGCTCGACATCGAGATCACCCTGAACCAAGCGACCGGCGCCGTCGTCACCAACACCTACGTGATCCCCTCGACCGGCGGGCAGAAGATCAAGCGCTTCGTCCCGATGCAGCCCCGGAATGGGATCCTGTACAAGTACATCCTCACGTCGGCGGAACCCTTCTGGCTGTACCGCGAGGAGACCCAGATCACCGTGCAGAATTTCCTCGGCGGCGAGCCGGTGCTGCGGCAGCCGTTTGGAAACGATGATCTCGACCCGACGCGCGGGATGACGAATGCGACGATCGCGGCGGCGCGATCGGGTGGGTCGGCCTAGGCCAATGTAGCTGAATATATATTGAGCTATATCGATGGCCTCGCGCCGCACCCACCCCGACGTCAACCAAGTCACCGACCGCGCCGCGCAGCAGTCCCTCATCAAACTCTGGGATCGCGTCGTCAACCTGGAAGAGGGGCTCGACGCGGCCAACACGATCATCCGCGATCAGGCGACGACGATCACCCAACTCTCGTCGGACCTCACGAACGCCAACGAGAACATCCAGCAGGCGCTCGCCGCCGGGGGCAAGGACACGGCCGAGGGGGATAGCGGCACGCCGGTCGGCGGCGGCGGCCCGGACGGCGAGGGGGGCGGCGGCACCGACGACGGGCAGGGCGCGAACGGCTGTGCGAACGCCGGGGCGAACGGGCACGTCCCGGCCGGATCGTCGCTCACCCCCGTCACCGCGGGGATGATCGTCTGCGGTACCGGGCAGGAGTTCTCCGCGCTCCGCGCCCCGACGGTGGATCTCCCCACGCGCGACGCCAACGCCGCCGAACTCCTGCGCCGGATGATCTGGCATCTCCAACAGGCCGGGTTCACCGCCGGGCGCCAGAAGAACCCCTCGGGCGCGATCTCGAACGACAAGCTCACCTTCCAAGTCCCGGGCGAGACGCTCTTCCGCGCGTACGACGTGTTCACGTCCAAAGGCGCGTTCCTTCAGACGATGGGGACGCAGATGCTCCAGGTGTTCCCCGCCAACTATCAGGTGGACGGCGGCATCCCCGACTAGCTGCTGCGGTCGGCGGGTGTTACACTTTCGGCCCGAGATGTCAACTGACGCGCTGGCCCCGCCCCCAACGGCGCCCGGGACGTACACCGTCCGGGTGATCGCGCCGGAAGAGTGGGACGCCAAGATCGCGAAGGGCGAACTCGCGCACTACGTCGGGCTAGACGGGGCGTACCGTAGCGCCGCCGGGGAAGTCCTCAATCCCCAGTTCACGATGCTCGTCGTCGTCGAGCAGGACGGCGTGATCATCGCGTCGTGGATGGCGCTGAACACCGTGCACCTGGAAGGCGTGTGGGTCAGCCCGGCGCATCGCGGCCGTACCGGCATCGTCGCCGCCAAGCTCCTCAGTGGCATGATCGAAACGCTCCAGCGCGCGGACATTCCCGCCGCGCTCACGATCGCCCCGTCGGCGGGGATCGCGACGCTCCTGGAGACGGCCGGGTTTCAGGCGATCCCCGGCACGCTGTTTCAACTGCGGGTGCCCGTGCCCGCGACGCCCCTCGCGGAGACCTAGATGCCTGCGGTCATTCCGTTCATCCCGCTCATCGCCAGTGGCATCAGCGCCGTCGGCGGGGCGATCTCCGCGAAGAAAAAGTCCAACGCCCAGAAGAAGGCGATGGCCGCCGACGCACCGCTCCGGACCGCGCAAACGGCGGGCGCGCAGCAACAGCAGCAACAAGGCGCGCAACTCTTCCAAACCGGGATGCCGCTCGTCCAGCAGTCGGGGGACTTCTACTCGCGGCTCCTCACGGGCGATCGCGCGGCGCTGCGATCGACGACGGCGCCGGAGCGCTCCGAGATCACCGACATCTATCGCGGCGCCGAGAGCAATCTCGATCGCTCCGGCGTGCGCGGCGCCTCGCGGGACGTCGCCAGCGCGAACCTCGCCCGGGACAAAGCCGGACGGCTCGGCAATCTCGCGCCGATGATGCGCGCGGGCGCCGCCGGATCCGCCGCGCAGTTGGGGCTCTCGGCGAGCGGCGCGGGTCAGCAGGGCCTCGCCGCGTCGATGGGCTCGCTCGATGCCCTGATGGGGCGATCGCTCAATCAGCAGCAGCTTCAATTCCAGCAGGGCGAGGCCAACGCCAACCGGTCCGCGCAGTTCGGCGAAGACGCAGGCATGATGCTCACCGACTTCATCAAGGCGTACCAGAATCGGGGCGCGTCCAGTACCCCGGGCGTGTACGGCGGCGGGTCGTACACCACGCCCGCGCTCGCGTCCGGACAGGGCAGCGCGTTCGGCGGGATTCGCTTCTAATGAGCTTCTACGCCGGGCTCCTGCGCGGGATCCAGCGGGGCGCGGTCGCCTCCCGCGAGGAAGCCGCGCGCCGTCAGGTCGAACAGGACGCGCGCGAGGAGAAGATCCTCAATACCCTGGCGTCGAGCGACGACCCGGAGATCAGCCAAGCGGCGTTCTCCGGCCTGATGCACCTCGCGACCGGCGACGGGCGCCGGAAGAAGGACTTCCTCTCGAATCTGATGGGCGCGCCGCCCGCCGAGAACCCGTCCCTCACGAACATCATGAAGATGGTGCGGGAGCCGGTCGAGGTCACCGCGGGGATGCCCGCGGCTTCCTTCGGGGGCGTCGAGAGCGGTCCGGCGCCCCCGGCGTCGCAGCAGGCCCCGACCGGCGCGTCTGCCGCGATGGCGCCGCCGCCGGGTCAGCCGGGATCGATGGGGCATGGCGCGCGTGGGGCCGCGCCCCCACCCGTCGATGCGAGTCTCGCGGGCGCGCCGACCGGGCCGCCTCCGCGCGCGGCGGGGCCGTCGGCGATGAACGGCATGACCCAACGCCCGATGGCGCAGAACCCCACGCAGAATCCCGCGTCGAACGGGGCCGCGAACGGCGCCGAGACCGATCTCCGCGTCGCCGCCGTCACGCCGATGATGCCGCCGCCGCTCATGTTCCGCGGGATCAAGCTCGGCAGGGACACCTATCGCACGCCGCCGGTGACGATGGCGCGGCGGATCTTCCTGCCGCCGGATGAGAAGGCGCGCCGCACCACGCTGGCGAAGGCGAGCGCGGAGGTCGAGGGCGAAGTCGCGGGCTTGGTCGCCGCCGGGTTTACGCCGATCGACGCCCGCGCGCTCATCAAGGAGAAGTACGAACGGAACGCGCGTGGGACGTCCGCCGCGGGCTCCGTCCAGAGTGTCGCCGGACAGCTACCCGACGGCCGTCAGGCGTTCGGCGTGTTCGATCGCCGCCCCGGTTCGCCGACGCTCGGCAAGTACCTCGACTCGACCACCGGCGAGCCGCTCATCGGGTTCCAGCCGCGGACCATCACCGGGTCCTCCTCGATGGGGACCGATCGTGAGGCGATCGCGCTCGCGATCTACGGCAAGCGGTACGCGCTCCTCGATCAATCCCAGCAGCGGGACATCCTCGCGCGCGAGTTGCAGTTCAACGAAGCGGAAGCGTTCCGGCGCGGGACGGGATCGGGCGACGCCTCAATCAACACCGAGATGCGGAAGCCGATCGGGATCGCCGCGGGCGCCGAGCAGGGGCTCTCGCCGACGACGACCCTGGCCGAGTTGAATGGGATCATTCCGATCACCGACGACCAGCGCACGCGCCTCACCGCCGCGCGATCACTCGCGGGGGATATGGCGCAGATCGACGCGCTCGTCCGCCGCGTGTTCCCCGCCGGGTGGGATCCCTTCACGACGAAGGGCGCGCTCGCGTACAAAGCGGCCACCGCCGACGTCGATTTTGCGACACTGCGATCGAAGATTCAGTTGGCGATCGGCAACGTCGCCAAGGTCCTGGCGGCGGAGTCGGGCCGCCTGACCCAGCAGGACATCGAACGCGCGCAGGTCGCCCTCACCAATCTCGACGCGAAGCTCCTGGAAGGCGAGACGCAGGAGACGGCGCTCGCGAAGGTGCAGCAGATCACCGACGGTCTCAATAAAGTCCTGAGCGACATCAAGACGCCCCGCCAGCAGATGTTGGAGCGCGGCGTCCCGCTCGGTGGCGGCCCGCCCGGACTCCAGGGATCGGCCGGGGGTGGCACCGGCGCCGCCGCGCAAGGCGCCGCCCTCGCCCCGCCGCCCACGCTCCTCAACCAACAGGTGATGGATGCGCTCGGCTCGGCGCGCGTCTCGCCGGGCCAGCAGTACGTCATCGCCGAGATCACCCTGCCCGACGGCACCACGCAGGTGTGGGCGAAGGACGCCAGCGGCCGCATCACGCAGATCAAGTAAATGGCCCTCGATCCGCAACAGTCGTCCGGCGTCCAGATGAACGTGCGGAATCCGACGCCCGCGGAGATCGCCGCGCTCCAGAACCAGACCGCCGTCCCGCCGCAGTCGCCGCCGCCCGGCCCACCGCCGCCGCGGATCAGTACCCCGCCCGGCCTGGGGACGCTCCGCCTGCGCGAGCCCAACGTCGAGGACGTCGCGATCGCGCGCTCGCGGGATCTCATGAACCCGCCCGCGGATCCCTCCGCGAAGGTGGGCGCGACGATCGACACCCTCGATGCGCCGCCCGGGTTCGACCTCTCGAAGATCGTCGGGGCGATGAACCCGACGGTGTCGCCCGAGGGGGCCAAGCGCTTCCTCCGCACCGTCGTCCCGGCGGCCGCCTCGACCGTCGGCGGGATCCGCGGCGGCGTCGCGGGCTCGGTCGTCGGCTCGGGCGCGGGCGAAGTCGTCTCGATGGCGCTCGAATCGCTCGTCGGCGCCCCGCCGGAGTTGGACGAGGTCCAGACGCGCATCGCGAGCGGGCTCACCGCCGGGGCCGTCGGCGAAGGGATCGGCCAGGGGATCATCCGCGGCGGCCGTCGGCTCCTCGCGCCGTTTGCCCGCAAGGTCACCGACGCCGGGCGCGAAGCGGTCGAGTTCCTAGGCGGCCATATCACTCCGGCGCAGGTCACCGAAAGCCGCGGGCTCGCCGTCGCCGAGAACATCCTCGAAGGGTCCTTCTTCGGCGGGGGCCGGTACTCCCAGTTCCTCAAGCAGCAGAACGATCTCCTGCGCGAGCGGGCGGATGAGATCCTCGACCAGTTCGGGCCGCGGGTCACCAACGAGCAGGCGGGGGGCACGCTCCGGAATGCGCTGTCGGGTCCGGCGACCCTGGCCGAGGCGCAGGCGGCCCGGCACCAGGGGAGCGCGCGTGCGGCGGCCGATGCGGCGGTTGTCAACCGTCAGGGGCTCCAATCACAGGTGGGGCCGACCATCCCGACGGAGCAAGCGGGCGCCGCGTGGCAGTCTCTCCAGGAGGCGGCGCACGATGCGGCCCGGTCCAGCGCGAGCGCGCTCTACGATGAGATTGATCGCGCCGCCGGGGGGATCACCCTGGGGCTCGAACCGCTCCTCTCGGTCGCGGCGACGCAGAAGCGCCGGGTCCCGGAGATGGCGCGGGCGATGCAGGGGAAGACCGGGCAACTGCCGGGACTGGTCGAGCGCACCGGCACCGAGGTCGTCGAGGGATCGGATCCGGTGTTCGAAGGGGCGATCCGGCGGCAGGTCGAGTCCGGGGACATGACCGGCGTGCAAGCGCTCATCGGCGCGGACGCGATGACGCAGAACACCCCCGAGGGGGCGCTGATGCTCGCGTTCCAGCGCGCCGGGATCACCCCCGAGCAGATCCAAGCGCGACAGGTGACGTTCTCCCAGGCGCACCGGATCCGCTCCGAGTTCGGCAAGCTCCAGCGCGAGGCGGAGCGCCGCGGGGATGGTCAGTTGAAGTACTACGCCGGACAGTACTTCGCCGCCATCGACGAGGAGATGACCGCGGCCGCCGGGGGGCAGGGGACCCCGCTCCGCAAAGCGTACGATCAAGCGAACGCCGCGTGGAAGACCATGGTGCGGACCTACGAGGATGGGCTCCTCGCGGAGGTCGCCGACAAGGAACCGCGGCTGGTCGTCGATGCGCTCGTCCGTCCCGGCCGTGTCGCCGACATTCAACTGGCGAAGAAGGCCGTCGGCAAGGAGGCGTGGCGGCTCGTCCAGGCCGCGCACCTCGACTCGATCCTCCGCGACAACACCGGCAACTGGGTCACCGGCAAGGAACTGGCGAAGCGGATCCAGACGCTCACGCCCGAGACCCTCGATGCGGTGTACGAGCGATCGGGGAGCGGGCACCTGATGGATCTCGTCGCCAATCTCGACGAGCAGGCGGCGTTCAGCGGCCGCGCCAGTGAACTCTCGAAGGAAGCGGGAGACCTCCGCGCCCGGCTCGCGCCCGCGCACCGGATGGTCGCCGATGCGATCGAGGCCGGGAAGATCGAGGAGGTCGCGAAGCTCCGGAAGCTCGTCGGCGTCGAGGATTGGAAGGAAGTACAAAGCGCGTTCGGCCAGAAGCTCCTGAAGGGGAAATCCCCGACGGATCTCGTGAGCGGCAAGGAACTGATGACGCGCCTCCAGCGCCTGACGCCGGAGACGGTCGCGGAAGTGTTCCCCCGCGGCACCGACGATGCCTTCTGGCAACTCGCGCGCGTGCTCAAGCAGGTCGAGAGTCGGCAGCGCTTCGGCGGCGCCGGGCGGACCGCGATCCAGTTGACCCAGGGTGGGATCATCTTCGGCGCGCTCACCGGCGGGGTGAAGCCTGCCGCGGCGGCGATCCTGATCACCCCGCCGATGGTCGTCCGCGCGATGCTCACGCCGCTCGGACGGCAGTACCTCACCACCGGGTTTAAGGCTCCGGCAGGCTCGCCGACGGCCGCCCGCGCCGCGTCGAACCTCCTGGCGTTCTTCGTCCGGGAAGGCTTCCTCAGTCAGGCGCCCGAGGGGGGCGTGCGGCAGGCGCCCGGGACGACCCCCGGGTCGAGCGGCCGCGGGATGGGACCGGGGCCGAACACCGGCCAGGGGGGTCCGCCGCCGACGATCGGGCCGCCGCCGCCGGGGCCGCCCCCCCAGGGGCCGATCCGTTCTGGTGGGCCGGGGGCTCCGGCGACGCTGGAGGCGCTAGGGGTGCTCCCGAGTGGGACGACGTCGGCGGTCCTTCAGGGACCCCCGGGACCTCCGGCGCCGAGTCGGGCAGGGGGACCTCCGCCCCGACCACCCGGTCGGTAGCCAGCTTCTTGATCCGTCGCCGCTGATCGAACAGGTCCAGCGGGACATCCAGATCCAGGTGCCGGGTCGCGAAGAAGTACAACCCGTGGCGGATCAACTGCCCGGGTGTGGTGAACCCGCACTGCTGCATGATCCCCAGGATCACGTCCACTTCTTCATCGGTGAACGCGGTGTTGAAGAAGGTGAAGCGTTCTCCAGCGCGGCGGCCGCTCACGGGATGCTCGTCCCGATGTCGAGCAGATGCCGACGGGCGACGAGGTCGTCCCACCGATCCCGCGGCATGTAGCGCCGCCAGCCGGGACCGTCGATCGACGACCGGAAGTACACCCGTTTCGGGGTGACGCGCGTGACCTCGTAGTACGTCACGCGCGTGGCGGTGTGATCGGACGGCGGGAACCATTGCCGGAGATCCCGTACCCAGACGACGAAGCGGAAGCCGGGCTCAGGGATCATGCAATCCTCGTTTCCAGATCCAGGACGTCATCCTCGTCTTCGTCCTCCGCGGGGGTGTACGGGCTGTCGCTCGCAATCTCTAAGTCCTCGTACCGGGGCAGGTCGAGCCCGACCATCGAGCCCCAGTCGGCGCCGATCTTCCCGTCCACCCCGACGGTGAGGTACTCGCCCATCCCCCACTCCGGCGGGCACGGCATCGCGTCGATCGGCCGCATCATCGCCCGGCAGACGCGCTCGATGATCCGATCGACCATCCGGGTCGGCGCTTCGATTAAGAGGGAATCATGAATCGGCGCGCGTAGCGGAGTGCGGCCGAAATAGCAGTCGCCGATATAACAGGATTCGGCGAGAGGATCCTCCGGGTCAAAGAGGGGGAAACAGGCATCTGTGAGTACGCCTCGTGCGGTCCCTTGGGGGTAGAACGCCGCAGCACGTTTGGCGTCCTCCCCGAGGGTGATCCCGTACCAGATCCCATTGATCTCGATCGTGGGGAGCTTGCGCTTCTGTCGCCAGAGGAGTTGGCCGGGGTTGAGCCGTTCGTACGCGACAACGGACCAGAGCCAGAGTTTGTACCCATAGGGATGACCGATCACCTTCCGCTCGGCGGGGAGGTACTGGTACGTCGCCGCGCCGCCGAGGTACTTCTGCTGATGCGCGGTATGGCGCACCGACGTGTGAAACTCCGGGACCTCCGGGGCGACGTCGAAGTAGATCCGCTGCGTCTCCTCCGCCACTTTGAGCGTGGGGAAGATCGTCGGGAAATTCCGGACCATGCCGTGTGTCGTCAGACCGTACGCCGTCCCGTGCACCGTGCGCTTGCACTGATCGTACACGAGGCCGACCGCTTCATCCTCCGTCTTCTTGATCGTCTTCAGGTACGCGGCGATCTCTTTATCGGGGAGCGAGAGGTCGGCCGGGGACCAGATCCGCGGCGTCTGCCGGTGCAACACCGTCGAGGCGACGATCGCGTGCGTGCCGAGCTTGGCGATGCGGATGTACCGGGCGGACTGGAAGAACCAGCCCATCAGGACTTGTTCGATCCCCGCGTAGTCGAATTCGAGGATCTTCGCGCTCGCCCAGACCGCGGCCACTAGTCCACGACCCCCTTCAGTCGCCGACTCCGTTCCGCGAATGCTGCCTGGAGTGCTTCGACCGCCGCGTCGGGGGAAAGCTCCTGTTCGACCTCGACGATCTCGGCGATTCGGACGAGGCCAATGAGGACGTCCCGGTGGAGCGCGTAGAACGCGAGACACCGGAACTGCACGCGGACCGCCGCCCCCAACCCGAGAAAGGGCTCCGCCGACAGCCCCGGTTCAAACGGATCGCGATCCCCACAGAAGGAGATCATCATCTTCGATGGCGGGAAGATGTCGTGTACCCGACTGGAGAACCCCTTATCAAGCTCCCACTGCTCACGGCGGAGTTGGCGGAAGTACTCACGGACGGTCATGAGATCGCCTTCACAATCCCCGAGGCGAGGATCTCACCCCGGATCTCCATCAGGAGCTTGCCCAGATGATTCTCTCCCTCCCCGTTCGAGACCCCCCAGAACCGATCCCCCCACCAGTTGCCCTCAATGAGTTCCCGCGGGGCGGTGCGGACGAGCGGCCCGCGCAGGTTCTTGTCCGCGAACTTGTACACTAATAGCTCGCGCATGATCGGAATCTTCACGGTCTCCCAGTCTTCGCGGAGGAGCACCTTCCGCCCCATCGCCTTGGCGATCGCCCCCCGCCGGGCGGCCTGAATGTGAAGCCGATGCCGGATGTCAAAGGACTTCGCCGCTTGGTACGCATGCTCGACGGTGGGGTACTCCATGCCGTCGTAGATCACCCGGTACGGGTAGAAATTCGACAGGAACCGGTATTCGCCGGTGAAGCTCCGAATCGGACTAGTCGGCGGTGCCATCTTCCCACCCACTCCCTTCCTCGACCCACGCGCCTCTGGCGACCACACAATGCCGGAACCCGGCGGCGATCGACTTCTTCCCGTCCTTGTCCGCTCTTACGTTCTGCCAATTCGGATTCACCTGACTGGTCCGCATCGTGTTGGGCTTGAAGGTGGTCTGCGGGTGGACGCGATCCTCCGCATCCAACCTCCGCAGCGTCCCATCGACGTACTGCACCTTCACCTTGATCACGGCTTTGTAGTCGAGGAGATGTTGGAAGAAGGGATCCTTCGTCTCGCGCAACAGCCGAGAGAGCGTGTCGCGATCCACCGAGGGATTGCCCGTCTGCTTGGACTTCCCGGGCTGATACCCCTTGTGGGTGACGAAGCTCATCAGTTGATCGTGACTATCGGGATTGAAGGGTTCCTTCCAGAACCAGCGGCGGACGGTCGCGGCGGTCAACTCCACGCGCGGGTCGCCGGGGATCTTGCACCGGTGCTTCGTCGTCACCTCAGTGAGGCCGCAGTTTCGACAGGCGAGGACCTGCCGGAGCACGAGCTTCTCCACCACGACCGCCCGCTTGAACAACTCCGCTTTGATCGGGTCGGGCGCGTGCTTCTTCTCGGTGCCGTCCTGCTTCGTGGATCGCGCCTTCGTGTGCTCCGTCGCGGTCGGCGGGCGCGTCAGCCCCTCGTTCTTCGCGCCGCCGGTTAGCGGGAGGAGTGCGTCGGGGATCGTCTCCTGAATCTGATTCAGCAGATCCGTGGCCTTCGCCGCCATCTCGCCGCCGAAGGTATTGAGCCGATCGCGATCGATGAAGATCCCGACGTCGGTCGCGGGCTGGAGCGCGGTCCGGTGGAAGTCGTGCATGTGGCGCTCGAAGACGTGCCACTGGCCCTGGCTCACCAGATCGCCCACGCAGCCGTCGCCCACCCGGCGGGTCTGCAACCCATCGACCCCACCGTAGAACCCGGGCTGACTCTCCGACAGGTGCTTCCACGCCCCGAACTTCGAATAGAACGGCGCGGCGAATCCCAGGCCCATCGGGAGGTCACTCTGGAGCGCCTTCCACATCCACATGCAGTCCCAGGCCAGCCGCGGATTCATCGGCATCCCGGCGGCCGCCAACCGGGGGAAGTCGTACCCCTTGAACCAGAAGTACTGCACGCCCATCGCGGCGAGGATCTCCGCGAGGATCTCGGTGTACGGGTACTCGAACGGGAACGTCACCCCTTCGTCCGGGTGACAACTCAGATTGACCCGGTTAATCTGATAGCTGTGATCCGCGCCACTCGCCAGGATGATCCCCTCGTCGGCGCCTTTATCCGGCGTCTCGATGTCCGCCGCCAGGGGGTACGCGTACGGCCCGTCGCGCCGTACCGCCGCCACGTACGCCGCCGCCCAGACGCGGAGCCAGTCCGGTGGTGGATCGACTACGATGACGCCGGGGTCTGGTGCCCACCCGTGCTCCGCGACGTCGAGCGCCCGGGCGATGTCAAACGCCATCACCCCCATCATGTTGGTCGCCCCGCGCTGGAGAAAGCTCGGGTGAAAGGTGTGCGTGATCCAGAAGCGATCGGTCGGGTCGCGTGACACCGTCCCGTGGAAGGTCTCGATCGTGTGATTCTTCTTCCGCGGGAGGTTCATCACGTGGCGGAGGGGGACGGTGCCCATCGTCAGGAGCACTTTGGGCGGGTCCTGATCTAACTCCTGCGTCCGGTACTGACAGGTGGTGACCGCGCCGGGGAACTTCTCAATCTCCATGTCCGGGACGACACACCGGATCAGGTTGTCGATGCGGAAGTGCTCACGCTGTTTGCCGATCAGTCTTAGCACACGGGTGAGCATCGACCCGGCGGCGCCCGCGAAGGGTTCCCCGTTGATCGCCTCGTCGTGCCAGGGGGCTTCTCCCCACAACAGCACGTTCGCATCCGGCGAGCCACGATAGCTCGGGACAATACCCTTCCCCCCGCGGTATTCGAGGGCACACCCCTGGCAGGGGCTGTCACACGTCGGCTTGAGATGCCGGGGCGTGTAGACGCGGGGCTTCTTGGCGCCCGGGCCGAGGGGTTTAGGGGGCATTCCAGGTCCAGACGTCGAAGTGACTCTGTCGCGCGGACGCCCAGGTGTCATCCCACAAGATGAGGATCATGTCCTTCGGGTACGGCGTCGGATGCCCGACGAAGGTGAGGCGCCCGTTGAGCGCGAGGACGGGCGCTTCCATGTGTACGTACTGACGGTACCAATTCGCGCCGACCCCTGCGGGCAGGAGCATCGCCGTCTTCACGCCGAGGCGCATCTCCTCGTGCGCCTTCTTGACCCACGGCTTGATCTTCGCGTACGGCGGGTTGCACCAGTTCCACCCCTCTCCGAGATCCCACGGCTGCACCAGCGCATTGTGTTCGACGCCCCAGTAGAGGGGCGCCTTGGTATTGTGCTCATCCGCCGCGCAGTCGAGCACAAACTCCTCAATCCCCAATCGTGTCCGGACGGCCGTCAGGAACAGGTCCGGGGTCACTACCACCTGCTCCGACGTCCCCGGTTTCTGCTTTGGTTGCTTCGCCACGGAGGTCCTCTAAACTCAATCGTGCCTGGGTGTACCCGTACCGGTCGTACCGATTGCTCGCGGGACTGCCCCAGTACAGGTGATCCCACCGGACGCACCGCGTGTTGGAGCATTCTTTAATGTGGCAGGCTTCCAGGCCCACGCGCGCGGTGAGCGGGACGCCGTCATAGATCGCCAGCGCGATCCGGGTCGCGTACACCACTTCCCGGCGTCCCCGCCGCCCCCCGGTCATCCTCAAAAATAAGATCGGCCTGCGCGTCCCCTTCCACGGGCGTTTCGCCGGGGTGTTGTACCCGCCGATCCACTCCCAACACCCGTTCGGGTCGTCGGGGAACTTCACCTTCGCCCAGAACCGGTCCGCGATCGTCAAGCAAGGAGGGCTGCCGCGTTTCGAAGAAGGCGGCCCCGCGGGATCCGTGCGTCTGGATGACGATGTTCGTGGCGCGCGGTCGGGTCGTGCCGGAGCAGAGGAGGCACTGCGCGCAGGTTGTGGCGTGGCCCGCTTCTTCCGAGGCCGGACAGATGATTTCATGGGGTTCCGCCGGTTGATCAGGGGTGCGGACGCGGAAGGTCCGCCAGCCGAGTTTGAGGGCTTCGAAGTACTCCTCGCGGGAGTCTACCGAGGCCATGCAGAAGCGTGCGAGGCGCTGATCGCAGACGCGCCACTGGTGGGTGTAGCCGGTCCAGGCGCCCGCCCAGTAGGCGAGGAGCTTCCAGACGTCGTAGGGCACGGCCGCCGGGTCGCCGTACGCGCCCATGCGGAGCGCGCGCCCATTCGGCGGCGGCCAGTCCGCGACCTGCCAGCCACGGGCGTACTTCCCTTCCTTATAGCTCCGATAGACCGCCGCCGGTGCCCAGGCGACATTCACGTAGCAGCTTCGTGCACGCTCCTGATAGCCCCGATGGACGCACTGGCCGCAGATCGCCCCGTCCTGCCGGGTGTTCACCGCGGTCACCGGGTGCAGGTCACTCCGCAGGATCCAGCTTTGCCACATCGGCCCGGTCTTCGTGTTCGTGCTCTCGCCGGTCACGATGACGACGAGCGGGACGTCACGGGTGAGGAGCGACGCCCCTTCCCACGCGATGAACCCCGTCATCGACGTTCCCACCCTTCGTACCGACGTCGGTAGGGCCGGGCGTGATCGACCTTCCGGCCCTCGTCCTGCCGCTTGCGATCCGCCGCGTCCTTGATGTTCTGCACGGCGACGCGCTGGGGGAAGGTAATCACCCGGCGCTCCTTGATCGCCTCGCGGATCCCCGTCAGCGTGTCCGCGGCGAACGTACAGTAGTCATCCTCCAGCAGTCCGGTGAGATAGTTCACGTAGTCATCAACCTCCCGCTGTTCGAGCGCGATCTTCGCCGCGTCGAGATGCGGGTCGTCGGAGAGATGATCGAGGTTCATTGGATCGTCTCCTGCTTGACGGGTGCGGCCTGGAGCTTCTCCTTCGCCCGGCGGAGCGCCTGCACCTTCTGATCCCAGACCACCCCGAGGAGTTGATTCACGATCTCCGCCTGCGCCCGCTGCTGCGGGTTGGCCGGGTCGAGCGGGCGCGCCACGGCCTCGCGGACGCTCTGGTCGAGGAAGTCGGCGACCTGCCCGCAGACCTCCCCGAGATCGTGATCGGTCATCTCGCTCGCGGGTTTGATCGTCACGGCTGATAGCTCCAGTCCGTACCGGGGAAGCTGCCATTCTCGTGAAACCGCCCCAGGTGGAGCGCGCTCTCCCGGCCGATATGCTGCACGAAGCTCGGACAACTCGCGAGGAAGAAGCTCTCGCCCGCGTGGTTCGCCCATTCCTTGATGATCAAGTCGAACCCCTGGCCGGTCGTCCAGGTCGGGATGCGCGTCGTGAGATACGTGGCGAGGTCCTCGGCATCCGCCCGACGGATCGCCCAGCACTGGTTCCCGTAGAACGCCTGCACCGGGTACGGCCACGTTGCTAGGCCCTGCGCGTGGCGATCCTGGACCTGTCGGTACGGCGTGTGGAAGGTGTATAGGACATAGTGCTCGCTGGCGTACTCGGTGAGCCAACGGTCGATCGATCCGGGGAGATCCCGGCAGACGGCGATGTCATCTTCCAGGTGGACGATCCAGTCGGCGCCGGTCCCGAGCCCGATCATGAGCGCGCGGAGCGCATTCTCGTTATTGGTGTACACCCGGTCCGCGAAGTGGCATTCGTAGAGCGCGCCGCCGACGTTCGCGTGTCCGTTGAAGGAGTCGCGCAGCCACGGCGACGGGGAGGAATCGACGAGATGGAGTTTGGCCGCAGCGAAGAAGCCACCCTGATCGAGCGACTGAAGGGTGTCGCCGAGGTAGTTCCGGGCAGGCTTCGGGCGCGCCGTCCGATCGACCGTCCGCATCACATAGGCGTACGTCATAGCGCCCGTCCTAGGAAGAGATGATTGACTTCCCTCAACTCCACGTACTCATCGACTGCGGGAATGGGCGCGCCGAACGCCTCCGAAAAGAGGTCTTGGTACTCCTCGACGGTCCGGCTGATTGAGTAAGGGGAACGTACCGGTCGCCCGTCTGATCGCGACGTGTTATCAATGATGCAGACGAGCCCCCCCGGTTTGAGCACACGCCGAAGCTCCATCAGTGCGATCGCGAGCATCACCGGGTCGATGATCGCGCTGAACACCATGTAGGCGAAGACGACGTCCACCCCGTTAACGGGGATCGGGATCGTCCCGTCTTTCCCCAGGCGCTCGTAGTACACATTCGGCGTGCGGCTGACCTCGCGCGCTTTCTCCAGGAGCGACGCCGTCGGCTCGACGCCCATCGCGCCGCCGGTCGGGTCGTGGTCGAACATGATCTCCGCGAGGTACGGGGTGAGCCGTCCCCAGCCACACCCATAATCAAGCAGCAGGCGATCGCCCGGCTGGAGCGCGGCGCGCAGGTGCGGCTCAAGAAACTTCAGGTGCGCGTCGGTGCGGGCCTGATGCTTCGCCGGATCATCCGCGACGTTCATCACGGCCCGTCGCCACCCGAGCGCGGCCACCCGCGCCTCCCACCGAAGCAGTTGCTCCTCGAATGTCACCACGGCCTCCCTTCGATTCGAATCGGTCCCTTGAGCGTGAGCGGCAGGACGCGCCGCAGGAACTTCCACAGCACGTAGTACGGCGGGACGACTTCGACCCGGCCGTCCGGCTGATCGACCCACACCGCGCCCGGCACCGAGATCCAGTCGTACTTCTCGTAGAAGCTCTTGCGGTGTGCGAGGCAGAACACCATCGCGACGTCGTGGAACTTCTGGCGCTTCAACCGATCGAGGACTACGCGGATGAGCGACGAGGCGTGGTGCTGCCCCTGATAGCTCGGGACCGTCACAATCCCCCCGAGGCCCGCGATCGTCCAGACCTCGTCATTTACCGTCCCGGTGGTCGTCGTCAGACCCACGTGACACACCGGCGGCCGGGAGGGGAGATCGGCATAGCGGACGAAACGCCGGTCGGGCGTGACGACGGCGAGCTTCTGCTTGAGCCCCTGCGCGCCCCACAGATTCGGGACGCCGGTGAAGAGGGCTTTGCGATCGGCCGGGCCGAGATCCGAGACCTCTAAGTCAATCATCCGAAGAGCCTCTGGGCGACGAGATCGCGGGCGGTGTAGTAGCTCGCCGCGTCGGGGCCGGTCGCCATGCCGACTCCGCGCGTGTCGAACTCGACGAGATCGCTCACCCCGCGCACGGTGGGGATCACCTGGATGACGTACCCGGCCGTGCGCGCGGCCGCACTGAACTCCAGGTCGTCCATGACGGTGCTCGCGCGATCGAACGGGAACGTCGCGAGGATCTCGGGGAGGCCCGCGCGCGCGACCATCTCGACGCGGCCGAGGGAGATCCCGACCTGCATCGGCTCTAGGAGTCCACGGCCGTACACCTTGTTCCACCGGCGGTACGCCCGTCCGAAGACCTGCTGCACCCCTTCGAGGGTGATGATCTGCCCGGGGAGATGGTGTTCGATCATCCACGCGATCGTCAGAGACTCGACGTGCAGATCGTTGTCCTGGAAGAGGATGAGATCCCCGGAGGCCATCAGCGCGGCGAGGAAGCGCGCTTGGGCGCCCATGTTGAAGGGGCAGTCGATCACTTCTACGTACGGGCGATCACTCAACAGGTCGCCGATGATCGTCTGTGTGTTGTTCCAGATCAGGATCTCCTTGGGCTGAATCGTCCCCCCACGGAGCGCATTGATGATCGGGATCAGATTGGCGGTCCGCTCCTCGTAGAAGTGGGGGATCACGACGCTCACGGTCGGCGTGCTCATAGGACCTCCGGGGCGACGGCCAGGATGGCGTAGTCGAGATTGCCGCTCCGATGCCAGATCAGGAGGTCCGTTAAGGTGCGGAACACCGGGATCGATCGCGTGAGGGCCTCGCGGACCTCCGCCACCGTGCCCTTCGACGTCCGCCAACGCCACGGTTGCGCGATCACGACGGCGTCGCAGCGTTTCAGGATCTCGATGTCGCCGTCTAGCCAGATCGCATCTGGCGCCGCGCCCTGGAAGAAGCGCGTGTTCGTGTGTGGGCAGATCACCGCGAAGCCTGCGCGCCAGACTTGGAGCGCTAACTCCTCCGCGTGCCGGATGTTCTGCTCGATCTCCCAGGCGTTCGGCGCGCGGAACGGCCCCGCGATGTAGACGACCTTCATACTTCCCGCCCGACAATGTAGAACCCGCCGCGACGCTGCACCGTCGTCCGTTCGCCGACCTTGAGCCTGACGTCCTCGTGATCGTCGCCGACACACGGATAGATGGTGAACTCCTGCGATCGCCCGCGGCCCGGCTCCAGGACAATGTCCTGCTCGACCTTCATGAAGTTGGCGGCGAAGCGCCCGTCGGCATGGCGCGCGGCGTAGATTTTGAGGAACCACCCGCCGGGATTGAACGGCTGGAGATGACTCGTCTTCCAGGGGAAATCTCCCTCGCGCGACGGATCGGAGTGACTGGTGTTCCGCCAGTTCGGGAGGTCCGCAGGCATCCGCGACGCGAGCGCCACCCGCGCCCGGAGCATCGTCGTGATCCCCGGGACGTCGAACAGGTTCGCCTCCCGCCCGCGGCTGTCACCGCCCGATCCGCCCATGAACACCCCGGCGCCGGTGTGCAGGACGACGATCGCGTGCCCGGTCACAAAGGACGTCGCCGCGCTACTGGTGAGTCGCTCGGGATCCGAATCCTCCGCCACGCTCGACTTCGGCCCAATGTGCTCCTGGTCGCTGATCACCCGCGGGCTATCCTTCCCCTTGTACGGCTGTTCGGTGTACTCCCAGATGCCGCCGTCGCCGGTGGTTTTGCGCGCGTGATGCCAAGGGTTCATGTTCTCAACCGCGTCCCACCCGCTGTGCCCGTACCCCATCGCCGTCGTCGCGACGAGCAATCCGTCATTCCCGACGAGCAGCATCCGCACGTGTTCGAGCGCCTCTTCGTAGCTGACCTTCGCTTCGTTCGAGACCTCGACCCCGAGGACCTGATGCCGGTGGTCGCGGATGATCTGCCGGATCTCACTCACGACGCGCTGGCGCTCGACGCGACCCAGCCCATCGGTCGATCCGAAGATGGTGAGGATCGCCCGCTGGTGCCACCCGCGCATCGTTACGAGCGTCTGCCGGATCATCGAGGTCCACCGCGGCCAGCCCAACGTCTTCGGGTTGATCGCGCGATCGGCCCAGGGCTCCTCCGGCCCGACGACACACAACACCCGCGGCGCGTGCACGTGTTCGTCGCGGAGGAATTCCAGGTTGGCGTTGGCGCGCTCGGGTTCGAACTCCAGGAGGTACGGGATCGCGAACGCGCTCGCGCCGATCGTGAGGAACGCTCCGGCGTCATCGACCGTCGCGCGGCCGTCGGCGCGGACCGGCCCCTTGCGGAGGTCACCCGTGGGGGGTTGGCCGATCTTCCGCAGGAGGATCCGGTACGCGCCCGGGTCCCCACCCGATTGATGCGGGCGTCCATCCCACGGGAATTCGTGCAACTGGAGATCCTCGTACCCGTCCTTCGAGAAGAACACGCTGAACGGCATCGACCCGGGCTTCGGGATGACGGTACCGATCCACCCGTCCGCGTTGGTGATCTGCGTGTCGTTGAAATTCCCGACGAACTGCACCGTGACGTCCGCGATCCGGAGCCCATCGGCGCCGCTGACCTCGAAGTGGGTGGGGACGTGCTCCTTCTGATCGGGCGGGATCGAAAGGTACGCCTGGACGTCGGCCTTGGCGCGCTCGTAGATCCCGGCGACGTGGGCGTCGCGCTCGCTGGTCGCCGCGTGCACGCTGACGGTGCCCGTCACCCGTTCGTTCCCAAGGGTGAGGGTGAGGTCTACAGTCTTCATCGTTGGCGCTCCTTGTTGATCGCGTCGAGCCCCGAGTGATTGCGGACGGCGACGTCCCAGTCCGGGAGCGGCGCCGCGATGGTGAGGTTCCACGCACGCACGATCCGGTGGAACGTCACCGCTTCGATCCCGCGGTTGTGCGACTCGCGATTCCCGGCGACCATCAGCCGGACCGGGCGCCCGAGCGCATGGTAAATCTCGGCGACCCAGTCGTGCAGATCGACGGAGGAGAGGTTCTGTTCGACCCGCATGCCGCGCGCGAGTCCCGATCCAATCGTCCGCGCCGAGCCCGACGAGAAGAGGTTCCCGAAGAGCACGACCGCGTCGGCGTCATTCAGGTTGGCGACGGTGCGCGGGATGTACTGCGGGGAGGCGTGCATCCGCATCCCGAACTGCCGCTCCATCCACGTGCGCTCGCCGAGTTCATTCTTGAAGTAGCGGGGCATCCACCCGCCGGTCGGGACGCCGAGCGCGTAGCCCGCCCGGAGCGCGCCGAGGTCCGCCCCGGTTTGACCGCCGGTGTGGATCCATTCGAGATCCGGGACGGTGTTCGGTCGCATGGGATCCTCGGCGCGCGCCGGGCCTTGTGCCTACCCGCCGCCTTCCGTCTCGTCGTAGCACGCGCAGCCGTCGAGCGCGTCTTCAATCGCCTGATCATCGATCGGCTCCCACGGGAAGAGCGCCGCCCACTGGGCTTGCAGTTGCTGACGCGCGGCGTTCCGATCGGGCGCGTGCGTCACGAGTACGCCGATGATGGCGCCCAGGATCATGATGAGCACGAGGATGTTCTCGTGACAGACCGTGGGGGTGACGAGGGTGCGGCGCTTCTGGTGATGGCGGAGCCAGCCCAGGAACACGATGAGCAGGACGAACGTGAGGATCGCGACGACGGGGACGGTAGAGGGGATCATGGTGTTCTCCTTGTACTGGTGTGTGAGCGCGTGTGAATGGTCAGCTTTTGATGGAGGGTTGGCCCTTGAGCGGGTGTGTGCGCGCCAACCGTCGATTCAACTCCCGCAGGGACTTGGGAATCTGCTGAAAGTTCTGACAATGGAGCAGCGTGTTCAGCCGCTTGAGTTCGTCGCGGATTTCCTGCAAGAGAATGATCTGAATCGCGCCGTCGGTCCATGTGTGCCCCGCGTCATCCGAGGCGTACAGGTGCCAGTCCGAGTGATACTTCACCGTCGCCGGGAATTTCTTCCCCATTAGAGGTACGGCTTCACTTTCCCGTGCACCGTACACCGTTGTTTCAGCCCAACCGGACTCCCAATCAATCGGAGCCCGTCGGCGGTGCGAGCGCGTGACAGCGCGACGTAGAGCAAGCCCGGCGTCTGGAACATGCCTTCGCCGGTGTTCACCTGGACATTGTCGAGGGTGAGGCCCTGGCTCTTATGCACCGTCGTCGCGTACGCCAGCCGGAGCGGGAGGTACGTCACCGTGCCGATGACCTCAAACCGATCCTTGATCAGGTGCTCGTTCCCCTCGTTCGTCAGTTCCTTCCGGCGGCCGGGTGCGAGCGGGATCGTGTTCTCCCGCACAATCCAGTCGATGATCTGCCGTCGCCCGTTGCGCTTCAACTCCACCACGACCCGCGGGCCATCATCGGCGCTGACGATCGTCCCCAGGTCCCCATTCGCGTAGATGATCCGTCCGGGCAGGCCATTCGCTCCGGCGATCTCGCGCGCGTTCGCCAGGACCATCACCAGCGCGCCTTCCTTCAGGTGTAGCACGTCGGGAATGTGCTTCCAGTCGGTGCGCTGCTCCCCCCACCGCGCCGCCGAATAGCTCTGGAGCGGGGTCTTCAGGCGATCCATCCGGAGTTGGTTGTACCGCGCGACCGCATCGTTCTTCGCGAAGATCGTGGTGCCGTCGAAGTTATCGTCGGTCGTGCGATTGAGCCGCGGGCCGAAGAACTGGACGACCGCGTCGCCATCCCCCCGCCGGGCGGCCTGGAGCGCTTCAATGAACGCGCGATCAGCCTGACGACGGATCTCGGTGAGCTTGTGCGTGTGGCGGGCGTACAGGTCCCAGAGGGGGCTCTCGAATGCGAAGCTCGCTCGCACCGGCGGTAGCTGGGCAAAATCTCCAATGAGGGTGAGGGCGATCGGATCCTTGCCCTCCTGCTTCTTCCACGCCTGCATCTCTTCTGCGAGATCCGCATCGACGAGCATGCCGCGTCCTGCTAACTCCCCGAGCGCCCGGGTGAGGATCGTCAACTGCTCCCCATCCATCATCGAGACTTCGTCGAGGAGGATCCGGCGGATGCCCGCGCGCCAGAGTTTCCCCAGCCGCGCCTGGAGATGCCCGCTCGTGTACATCTCGCGCAAGCTATCCGTGTCGAAGTACCCCAACAGGCTGTTGATCGTCGATCCCTCGCCCAGGTTCACCGCCGCGATCCCCGTCGTGGCCGCGAGGATCGTACCGGGGTACTGCCGGACCCACGATCGCGCCATCACCGTCTTCCCCGTCCCGGCGGGGCCGCAGAGGAAGGATTGTTCGTGGAGGAGATCGTCGGGGATCTCGACGTCGATGAGCGTCGGGTCCACCACCGAGACCACAGGCTCAGGAGCATCGTCAACGGCCATTCCAGGGGAGAGAGCATCGGAGACCTCCTCGACCGTCAGGTCCGGCGCGTCCGGCGCCAACGCCCGTCCGGCCGTGATGATGTCCGTGACGACGTCGGCGACAGGCGGGTCGTCTTCTTGTAAGAGCGGCAGGATCGCGTCCGCCATCGCCTCGACCGCCGCATCGCGCTGTTCCTGCACCAGGGAGGGATCATCGCGCCGCCGCCCCATCCGCGGCGCAAAGCTCATCCCGCCGATCTTCTTGAACGACGGCGACACCCCGCCCGGGGCCTCGACGGTCACGAGCCCGGTGTCATCCGACAGGTGATTGAGGTTGATCGTCATCGATCAGTGTCCGGCGGCCAGATGCCAATCCCGATGGCGCGGCCAGTCGATGACGAGCGCCACGCACACCGGGCAGGTGACGATCTCGACGGGACCCGCGATCGGCGCCGGGAACCACGTCTGTCGGAGCCGCTGTTCGAGATTTACCTGCGCGAGCCCGAGGGTCGCGAGCGGGGCGGAGGGTTGCGGCGCGCGGACGCCCGGTACCCCGAGTCCCCCGAGGGAGAGGGGCGCGCGGTCGATCGGATCGCGGTGCCCTGTCATCCGCACGTGATCCTCCGCCGTGCGTGGCGAGTCGGTCTGAAAGTCGCAGTGGTAGCAGCGGTACTCCATGATCTACACCAGCTTCAACACGCGCTGGACGTGCGCGAGGAGTGCGCGCTTCATCGCGTCGGTCCGGGCGCCCAAGCTCCGGACCACCCAGGTGTGCTTGTACTTCTCAATCTCGGCGAGGCGGCGATCGAGATCCTTCCGGGCCGCCCGGTCCGCCTGCTCGCGCTTCTGCCGGTAGTCCTTCTTGAGGAAGACCGGCGGATCCTCCGTCGTGGTGTAGAGCGAGTGCGCGATGAACCCGTGGCGCTCGATGACCTTTCGGGCCTCGGCGATCCGCGCCTCTGCGTGCCGGATGACGACGAGGGCGCGCCGGGCGGCCGTTGGGGTCTGCGCGAGCGGGACCCGCCCCTGCTTCTCGATCGCGATCAGTTTCTCCCGCAGCGCGAGGCGCAACTCTTCCCCACGGAACTTACAGGACGTCCGAATCAAGCGCTCGATGGATGTCACCTTAGTCCTCCAGATCCGCCTCACCCACGCCCGCCGCCTTCAACGCCTCCCGCACGGCCTGCCGCGGATTGACCCGGTGGGCTTCCTTGAACGTCTCCAGCGCCTGATTCGCATCGACCGTCGCCTTGATCAGCCGGTTCAACGTGGTGACGTCGGTGTCGGCCCGGTAGAAATCATCGTCGTAATCACTCTGCTGCACGCCCTTCTCGGCCTTCGTCGTGAACAGCACATTTCGATTGCGTTGATGGATGCCGGTGATCATCCCGGTGTAGGCGAGGTACTGATCCGGGCCGCGATGCCGCGACGTCCGCTTCAGGTGCACCACCGGGATCGCGATCCGTGCCTTCTTCCGCCGCACGTACCCGGTGATCTTCTTCCGGAGGAGCGCCAGGGTCGCCTCGCGCAAGACTTCGTCGATGTCGTGCGGATCGGGGACCGCATAGAACTCCCCGTCGCCATTCACGAAGATGTCGATCTTCCGCCCGTCGAATTCTTCCGTCGTGACTTTGACGTCGGCCATTAGTGTCCTCTGAGTACGTACGTACAAGTACCAGACGTCGATGAAGAACTAGTGATCGCTGGTGGTGATCGTCGTGGGCTTCTCGCCCTCAGCCGCAGGCGCCGCGGGCGGCTCCGTCGGAGACACGCGCCCGGCTTCCTCCGCCGTCCGGTAGAGGATCAACTCCGGCGTGGGCATGTTCGCCCCGAGCTTGGTGATCATCGTGAACTGCCCGGTCAGGATCATCGTGTTCGGCGCGGCCTTCGGGGAGAGGTCCGGACGGATCTCCAGGATCACCATCCGGGTGGGGACGACCCGATTGAGCACGATCTCATCCCCGACCTGTAGCTCGCGGCCGAACGCATCGCGCGCGACCTGGGGCTGCGGACCTTCGACGTGATTCATCCGGCCACCGAAATCGAGGCGCTTCATGCGAACCGTCCAATCTGGAGTTCCCAGTTGCGTTTCCCGAGCCCGGTGTGTTCGCCTGCGTCGGCGACGGCGTTCGACCACTCGGCGAGTTCCTGGGCGGTCGGGCGGCTCCGCATCCCCTTCGTTGGGATCGCGTCGCGCCGATCGTCCCAGGGAAGCTCGGCGGCGGTGTCCCCGTAGGGTTTGAGATGACGATGACGACGTTTCCGGCTCATCGCAGCCTCCAGGTCTGTAGGCCGTCCGCGATCCACTGCTGCCACTGCGGCCAGAGTACGGTCCAATCGAGATGCGCGACGCCGGTGGCCCACGGCGCCGGGTCGTCCTTCGTCAAGTACTGCTCGGCGACGACCGCGACCGTCATCGGGTCGAGGATCGGGCGCTCGATCGCGTACGGCCCCACCGCGTGATAGCAGAGGGGATCGATCCGGAGTTGCTTCGGGGTGAATTCCGCCCCGCCCGCGTAGTCACAATGGATCACCGGCGTCCCGCACGCCTGCGACTCGACGATCGGGAAACCGAACCCTTCGCCGCGGCCGGGTGCGATCGTGACCGCGCACTGGGCGTACAGCGACGCCAGTTCCTCATCGGTGTGCGCGCCGGTCGTCAGGCTCAGATTCGCCGCGGTGAAACTGTAATCCTCCGCCAACTGGGGAATCGACCACGCCTCGGTGACGAGTTCATCGACGTGCGCCCACAGATGGACGTCGGGGGTGTACTGGCGCATCCGCCAGAGCGCCTGGAAGACCATGCCCCAGTCCTTGCGGGTGGTGTTCGTGGCGACGACGCCGACGAGCGGCGCGCCGCCGATCTTCTCGCGGACCTTCGTCGCCAGCGGGCTCGTCGCGCTCGGGTGGAAGATGCCGGTGTGGATCCCGTGCGGCAGGTGATCCACCGTCTTCACAATTCGCTTGAGGACGCCTGCGCCGTACCGGGTGTAGGCCAGCACGCGGGTGTACGCCCGTACGGCCTCCGCCGCCGGGCCGCCGAACGCCCCCTGATGATTGTGCCCGTCGATCGGGAAGTACCCCCAGTACTCCGCCGGGAGCACAGGGTACACCCCATCGGCGACGGGCGCGAAGAGGTCGTAACACCGCGCCGGGTCCCAGACCGTCAGGACGACCGCGCGGGTGTCGAGCCCAATATGAAAGGCGTAGAACGTGGTGAGCGCTTCCCGCCCCCAGGTCCGGAGGTCGTAGAACAGCCACACCGGCCAGTCACACCCGCCGTGGGACCAGCCTTGGGTCCCGGCGATGACCGGGAGCCCGTCGGGGGGCGGTGTCGGGCTCCAGCCGACCTGATACACGTCGATCCCCAGTTGCTCACGATGCGCGTGCAACAGGCGCGCGAGGTCCGTGGCAATCCGACCCAACCCCGTGTGGGTGGTCGGGCCGTCACCGAAGATGATGATGGGGATCGCCATGTTGGTCGTCCTAGCTACCCGTTGGCGACGTCGTCCGCAGGTTCCGCGACGCTGTCATCCTGCGGAAGCTCCTGCGGCGTATCGATCCCCGGCCGGGCCGCACGCTTCCGACGGCCGGGCTTCGTGTGCGCGGTCGGGACCGCAGGCGCCATCGGGGACGCCGGGCCGGTCCCGCGGGTCTCCGCCCGTCCACGATTGACCACATTGAGGATGGTGAGCGCCTGGGCGGCGTCCGCCTTGCTCATCTTCATCACGGTTTCGACGAGGACTTCCAACTGACTCTTCTGGGCGCGGGGCATCGTTTCTCTCCTTGCGGTGTACCTTTGGTCTACTAATCGGGGAGCTTCGGTTGTGAAACCCCCCTGTTTACGCGAATGCCTATGCTACTTGCAAACGATGTTCCCGCCGATGAAAAAATCCCGAATCCCCCTCGTTCGGGACCGACGAGTGTGGGTAGGCACGGCCGGAGTCAGCCAACCGTGTCTGCCGGGGACGATCACTATTCCCGGAAGCGCGTGAGGTTCGCGAACGCCCGCACCTGGGCGCCGCAGGAGCACTCGATCCGGACGGGGAACTTGCCCTCGACCTTCGCGATGTCCCGCTGGTAGTACTTCGCGCCGCAGCCCTTCTGCCCCTCGACCTCGACAGCCGTGCCCGCGTCGTTGACCGAGTAGATGTTCTTGTTCGGATTGCAGACCCAGGAGAACTCGATGTCGGCGCCCCACTGCTTGCCGCCGGACGCGATGATGGCCTGCGCCCACGCCTTGTTCGAGGCGGGACGCGCGCCCTCGTGCTTCACGGCCTTGATGTAGTAGTCGAGGTCGCTGGCCTTGGGCGCGTCCTCGCCCTTCCCGCGGCGACGGGGCTCGTTCGACAGCCGGGTCGTGAACGGGGTGTCGGTGTAGTCCGGATTGACGGACTGGACGATCCGCAGCGGGGCGTTCTGGTCGAACTTGACCCGCAGGTACTTCCGCCCCTCGTCCTCGTACTCCTCGAAGTTGGCCCCCGTGAAACTCTTCGGGGTCTCAAACCGGTACGATCCCGGCTGCGGGGGGTCCTGGAACCCGCCCATCTGTTCGGGGAGATTGTCGAAATCGACATCCTCCTTCTCGGCCTTCGCGCTCAGGTGATTCAGATCGATGCTCATGACGGTCCTCTCCTGTGAATGAGAAATGGTGATCCTACGGCTTCACCGGCGCCGCAGGCGGAGCCGGACGACGTCCCGGAGGCGCGGCCGGACCACGGGCCGGGCCAGGGGATGCGGGTGGCGCCGCGGGACGCGGTCCCGTCGCGGCCGGAGAGGGTGACGCCGTCGGCCGTGCCGCGGCGGGCGTCGCGACGGGCGCCTTGGGGGCGGACGCCGGTGCTGGAGGCGCCGCCGCCGCCGGTCGTGCGGCCGCCGGAGCGGGCGCACTCGGGGCCTTGGCGGTCACTGGGGTCGTCGAGGGCTTGGCCGCGGCCTGAACGGGCTTGGGCGGCGTCACCGGCGCCCCAGCGGCCACTCCGGTAGTCGCAGGTACCGGGGCAGTAGAGGCTACCGCCGGGGCCGCGGTGGCCGGTGGTGGTACTGAGGGCGCCGGAGCCGCCGCCGCAGGCTTCGCCGCCTGCACGGGCGCCTTGGGGGTCGGACGAGGTCCCACCGCCCGCGGGCTGGCAGGTGCCGCCGCAGGCACGGCCCGGACGTCATTCGGCTCGCCGAACTCCACGATCCCATCCGGCGTGCCCGGGACGCTCTCGAACCGTGCCGCGTACCCCTTCTCCGTCGCGGCCTGGGACTGCTTCAGGAGCTTGTAGAACGCCCCGAGGTTGAAGTTGACGAAAGCAGGCTGGTCGGGCGCGTCGATATCCTCCATGATGGCCGGCATCGTGCCCGGGTAGGCGCGGACCTTGCACAGGTGTCGCACCCCCTGCTTGTCGATGTACTCATGCAGGCGCATCTGGCGGTACTTGACGTTGTCCCGGACCTCGCTCGTGATCTCCAGACAGTTCCCAAACCACTGCGGGGCGACCCCGTTCTTCGCCTGTCCGGGGGCGATCGCCGGGCCGCGAATGCTCAACCCCCCCTCGTCGGTCGCGTCGTTCGTGAGCGCCGTCCAGAGGGGCGGGACGACCAGCCCGGGGATCGACAGGGAGTTATGGACCAACTCCTCAATCCGGTTCTGGACAAAGCCGAACTGCGCGCGGTTGTTCGCGGACCAGACCATGTCCCCGGAGTTCACGTTCGCCATGTTGCCCTTCTCGCCGCCGAGGTCGGTGCGGTGCGAGAGGTCGATCATCATCCAGCCGCCCATCGACGTCGCCGAGTCGATTGCGATGGCGCCGATGTTCTCAAAGCCCTTCGTGCGGTAGCTCTCCTGCTGCACGACCATGTTCGTCGGGTTGACTAGCAGGTTGGTACACTGCGCGCACACGATCGGGGCGAGGAGCATCGCCGTCGGGACGTCCCGGAGTAGGTGCCCGTTGGGACAGAACATCTTGAAGCGCTGCGTCACCGGGGGGACCAACTGGACGTTGGGATCGGTCTCGCCCGTCTTCGGGTTGATTCGCCGCGGCCAGTACCCCTGGCTCACCCGCTGGCAGGTCTCGAACGCGAGCCCCTGGCCGCTCCGGGTGCGGACGCGCCACACCTGGACGATCCCCGCGTTGATCGCCGCCTGCATTTGGGTCGGGAACCCGCCCCCGTCGATACTGTAGAGGCGGGTGATCATCCCGAATGTCTCGTATACGTACTCCGCCATTGTCACGATCAGGGAGGTCTTGCCGGACGTCGTGGCGCCCATCAGGAGCGTGGCGGAGTTCACGACGGCATCGGGGGCCGCGGCGGGCGCCGCAGGCGGGGTCTCAGTCTGGGTCACGGTTCATCTCCTTCGACTAATCCAAGCTCACGTTGGAGCAACTCGCCCCACGCGAGCACAATCCCTCGCGGGAGTTCTTCTGACGTCGTCGCGGTGATCGACTCGGCGTACCGCAGGAGCGCGACGGCGATCGTGGTCTTCGCCTGCGGGGTCAGGAACGCGAGCTTCAGGAACCACCCCGGGTCGATATCCTTATCCGCGACGACCTGGGCCGCGATGCGCTCGACGGGGATCTTCGGCTCCACTGGCCGGTTCCCCTTCTGCGCGCGGGCATTCGTGGCGGCGGTGTTCGCCCCGCAGGCGTTACACCCCTCTTCCATGACCCCGACGTTCTCCGCCTGACAGGCGGGACACTTCCACGGGAGCGGCTTCGGGCCGGTGCCGTGGTGCCGGGGGCCGCCGACGAGCCCCATCTAGCTGGGCTCCTCGTTCCGAAGCTCGCGCTTCCGCCGCTCGACGTCGTTCGCCAGGGACGAGATGGTCTGCGAGGCGGTGTGGCCGTTCATCCGGTGCCCAAAGCACGCCGTGGTCTCGTCGCTCACCGGGTGGACGGTAACCCGGTTGGCGTGTCCGAGCCCACCCATGAGGGTAGTGCCGGGCGCGAGCGAGCGCTTGAGTGTCAGCGCCACCCATTCCGGATCGCCGTCGATGATGAGGGTGCGAACGACGCGCCGGTGCTGGATCGGCGGCTGCGTCGCGGCCCGATGCTGGTTGTCGAGCCGTTTGTACATTACCTCGTCGTTCACGACCTCTCGGCGGAGTTCGGCGATCGTCTCCATGTCGTGCTCACGAAGCTGCCGGAGGGTGGTGATCTCCTCCTTGAGCGTCTCGATCTGCGTCTTCAGGAGCGCCCGGCCGTCAAACGATTTACGTCTCGCCATATCGCACTACCTCTCCCCCTAATGGACCCAACGCCCCGGCTTCCTCGATGACGGCCTTCCGATCCTTCGCACACCCCAGGAACCAGTCCGCATCGGGCTCGCCCTCGCGTTCGACGACGATAAACGCCCCCTGCGGATCCTCATGCTCGAACGTCAGATCGTATTGTGCACAGACGCGGAGGATGTCCCGGAGGAAGCGATCACTCTTCTGCATATTCCGCCTCCCCCATCTCCGGCGGGAGCAACCCTCGCTGAATCGCCTGTTCCAGTTCCGGCGTATGGTGCGGACGTCGCATGATCATCCCCATCAGGGACGGATCCTCCCAGCCCGGTTCTCGATCACACATTCGCACGTGGGGGCATTCGTCCCCATAGAAGTTGATGCACGCGCTCCCTCTCGACATGGGGACGAGTTCATCGAGCTTGGTCATGAACTCCGGGTGACCCCAGGTGATCCCCGCGGAGGTCAACTCGTAGAGCGCCCAGAGGATCTGTTGCCACCGGCGCTCTTCCCCGACCAGTTGCGCGGTGAATGACCGGAGCGCCCAGTCCTTCCGGTAGTACGGTCCGAGCAACCGGTACTGCTCCGCGAGCACGCCACTCGGCTCAATCCACCGGGTCCAGTAATCACTGATGGAGAGGCAGGCGCCGTACCAGTACTCCTCCGGTAACTCCCACAACCCGGTGCGGATGAAGCTCCGGGGGTACTGCTTGCGCTTCTGCGTCGCCTCATCGAAGTAGTAGCGGCTGGCGACCCATTCCTCCTGGGTCAGCGGCGGGTTCCCGGGCTGGCGCCGTCCGTACACTAAGGGAGAGTTCTGGTACTTCGGCCCCACCGCGGCGCCCTGTTCCGGGTCCCATTCGCGGTCGTTGCGCCCCTTGAGGAGCACACCGAGGAAAACTTCGTCAATAGTCACGCCGAGCTTCCGCTCCAAGCCCAGCACACCCGCCACTAACTGCACCCGCTTCCCCCACTGCTCTTCCCAGTTCTTATTGATCACGCCGGTCGTCTTGAAGTCGAGGTAGCGCTTCGTGTTCGGGTAGTCCCTGCGCATCACCACGCAATCCCCACGGGTCTGCCAGCCGATGCCCAGGCACCCGCGGCCGTCGTGATCGTGGGGCTCGCCGACGTTATCCCCCAGCCCGCACGTGCACCCCAGCACGCTAACCTCTTCCTGCTCAACGAATAAGACGCGATGTTCCACGTGGAACGCGGGGAGCGCCACCCGGACCCAGGTCCAGACCAGCCCTTCGAGGAGGAAGGTCTGCTCGCGCACCCGCAGGGTTAATTCCTCCGCATCGACCACCAGCCGGAGCCCGCGCCGCTCGACCACCTTGTGATAGGCGGCGATCGCGGGCTGGATCGCCTCGCGGTGGATCCAGTCGTCCGGGGGGATCTGGTCGTGGGCCTGGAGGTACGAGAGGATCGTCGCCAGCGGGGCATGGATCAGAATCCCCGTCACCATTGGGATCGACGCGGCCTTGCGCTGCCAGCCGTACCCGTGGTCCCCCGCGTGGAAGCTCAGATAGCGCTCCCGCGGGCAGTGTTCGACCCCCGCCTCATACACGGTGCGGGACGTGAGCCAGAGATTGAGCGGGCTGACGGTCATGGCACCAGAATCCGTGACAGCCGCCGGAAGGTTTCCTTGACCTCGATGTCCGCACGGGTCCCATCGAGCGTCACGGTCGGATGGCGGAGGGTGATCCCGCCTTTCAGGGTGTGCGGCGCTGACGCCTCGTACTGCACGTGATCGATCCCCACGGTGCCGTACTCCGCATCATGGAAGATGATCACCGCGTGCTCCGGCACGTGCTTCAGCTTCTCCAAGAGTTCCTTGACGGTCATCCCTCAATCTCCGGTTCCGGGTGGACGACGACGTCGGTCGCCTCTCCCACCGGGGGGTCGGGCGCCGTAATCTCGACCTGATGCGCCCAGCGGACGGCGAACTCGCTCATGTCGTCCTTGAATTGGAGCAACTGGTCGAGGTCCTTCACTTCGAAGGTCCAGATCACCCCGCTCCAGCCGTAGTACCGGTCGTCGGCGAAGAGGATGGTGGGTTGGACCCGAAACCGAATCGGCAGCCCTTTGGCGAGCGCATGGCGCGCCGCCGCCTCGGCGGTCTCGTTGATGTTCGGTCGGCCTCCTGGGACGACCGTGAGCCGCCGGAGCGGGTGCTCAACAGCGGCCGGGGTCTCGATGTTATCCGTGGATTCGTTCATAGTGATAAACCCTATCATGTGGGTTGTCAGGCTGTCAAGCTATTAGCCAACGCAGCGAACAACCTCCGCATCTCCGCGGAAGGGCGCAGTGTTCCATACAGGTTCTCAACCTGTCAAGCGGCAATTTTGTATGGTGGCGTGCCGTTTGTTCGCCCCCATATAGAGGGGTTGACGACAATCCTGTACGGGCCTACACTCCCCGGGCCGTCGTTGATCGGGGTCGCGCCCTGACAGCGTGAATCTGCGCGGCGCCGGGCTGCGAGGGAGTCTCCAGCCCGGCGCCCGCGGGCGGTCCGGAGACTCCCGTGCCTGATGCGACCCTCCTCGATCCCCTCCCCAGAATTCTCACCCTCGGATCCCTCAATCTCATCGCCGGTGCATCCGGTGTCGGCAAGACGGCCTTCGTCGCGGGCATGGCGACGCGCTTTCGTGATGGGCACGAGATCCTCGGGTACGCCTGCAACCCCCCTCCGGCGATTGGGTACATCACCGCCGATCGCCCCTGGGCCGACTCGCTCCAATGGTTCTCCCAGGTCGGGTACGCGGACATCCCGCAGTACTCCATCGTGGATGATCACACCCTGCACACGTCCAAGATTCGCAAGAAGCTCGACCGCACCAAGCTCCTCCGGGAATGTATCGGGAAGCTCACCCTCCCGCCGGGCTCGCTCATCTTCGTGGATCCGATTGCCCTGTTTCTCGGGGGGAGCCTGAACGACTACGACACCTCCGCCATTGCGTGCATCGAGATCCACCGCTACGCGCTCGAACAACGCTATTGCCTCGTTGGGATCGCGCACGCCTCCAAACAAAAGGCGGACAAAGGCGATCGCTACGCCCGGCCCCAGGATCGGATCAACGGGTCTACCGCCCAGTTGGGGTACACCGGCACGCAGATGTACTTGATGTCCCCCGACGAGAGCGGGACCAACTTCTACCAGTTCCACTGGAATCCTCATCACGCCCCCGCGCAAACCTTCAACCTCCGGAAGAATAAGTATGGGCTCTTCGATGGACTGGCGGACGGCGTCCCGGCGGACCCCGACCTCGACCTCAATCTGGAGCACGACGACACCACGAAGCGCATCCTCGACGTGATCCCTCCGGCGCCAGCGCACGCAAGCTCCGCCGCCTTGATCCTCCGGTTCACCCAGGGGCAAGAGGCGATCAGCCGCCCGACCCTCTTCCGCCGTCTCGGACTGTTACAAAAGCGGGGGGAGATCGAGAGCCCCGCCCGTGGACACTGGCGGAAACCCGCCCCACCCGCTGCCAATTAACTCATAGAGCCAATTCGAGTTAGTGCGGATCGCGAGTCTGACTAGTAGACATTGGTCTGCCCCCAGGCTGACAGACAATTCTGTGATCGAGAATTACCGGGACTTTCCAGGGGCTTGACAGCGGCACGCCCCTTGCACTACAATAGTGTGATCGTGGTCTTTGACAACTGAAAGGGGATCCCAACGGGATGGACTCAGTACACGTGCAGCTTCATCCGTGCCCCATAACGCCCCTCAATCTTCGATTGGGGATCGCGTATGCGCCACGGATACCAACGCCACCCTTCGCCGGGTATCAGGCCACGGAGACCGCCCCGGGCGTCTTCGAGGTTTGGAGCTACCGCCCGGATGGAAGTGGGGCTGTGCTCTTCACTGGCGGACTCGTGGACGCCTTCCACCAGTTCGCGCTACACCTTCGGATGGACGTCAGCCCAGGAGAGGACACACACAATGAGCATCGAACGCACACCCGCCGATCAAAAGCAATTCAGTCAGGACATGGCAAAGCTCGCTGAGAGCCAGCCCCCGGCGAATCAACATAAGGGCTTCGCCACGGAGGCGATCGCCCGGGAGCGCGCCCGGCAGGACTTCGCCGACCGTCGCGTTTACATCATCCTCTCGAACGGCCAGTACTACGTCGAGCCGGAGGACGGCAATGTACTCATCCGGACCTGGGAGCGTCAGGTCTACTTTGGGCTCGGGCGCCGGGCCTAGCGCACCACGAAACGGGGGGCGAAAGTCCCCCGTTTTCCTCCGCCACTCGGTTTTGGTGGGGGAGACGGTGAGACTTGGACCCCCCTTACTATTTATAGGTACCGTGATACTTGACATGAGACGACTCACATATTGTGAGACGTCGCCATATCATCTCACCTATTGTCTCACACCCTCATGAGACGTCTAACTTGTACCCTCTACAGGGATTAACCCCTTAGTCTCACACTTTCCGCTATGATGTACCGTGTACCCTCCAGAGGACAAAACGGAGGACGGCGTCTCAGGGGCGAAAGGTTAGCGGGTAAACGGGCCGCGGATCGGTAGGCGCTCGACCACGACCAGGAGCCCCACCCGCCACGCGCGGACCTCGGGATCCTCGCAGGCGTCTAGGCCACAATCGGCGGCGCGCGCCAGGGCCTCCACGTCGGCTGGAGCGAGCCCCAGGGACGCGCCGACGTTGTGATAGTCGAGGAGAGAGGCGATCACGCCGTAGCGGTCGAGCCAGACGGTTTGGAGGGGGTCCAGGCTCGCAGGCAGACCGGCTCGGCAGTACTTCACCCGGATCCGGTCCCCGATCGGGTAGGCGGTCGGCACGCTCCCGAAGAGCGAGACGTCCAGGGCGTGGCAGGCAGCAGCGAAGTAGGCGAGGAAGCTATCGCGATCCATCACCCCACCCTCACGACCCGACAGGCGTCTTGTAGGTCCAGGACTTCGAGCGTCTCGGCGTACTCTTCCGCTTGCATCGCCAGATCGAGGACCTCGCTCACGAGCAACGAGAACGCTTCGGCTTCCTTCCCCTCGGCGTACAGATCCGGCGCTTCCTTGAGCTTGGTTTCCCACGCGAGCCGTCCGAGTTGCTGCACCGTCGCGCGGAGTTCCCGGAGCGCGTCCCCTCGTCGGTCGATTGGCATCACTCCCCCTCGTGAATCGGACACCGTAATCCACAGGTACACACCCGATTGGCGCGCCCTCTCCGCCCGGCGCCGTCCCGCGTGGCAACGTACCCCCCAGGGTCCTCTCTCAACCGGCGAAGCTCGGTACTCTCTTCCAGGGTGGGGATCGTATCCTCGGGGCGGGTCCGCAATCCGTGGCCCTTCGTGATCGGGTACAGGACTAATCCGACTTGCCAGAGTTGCTTACAATCCCGACACTTCCACAGGCCAGAGAAGTCTCGGTACTCCCCACCGGTGGGCTGCGACCAGACCCGCGTGCGGAGGGGACGCGGCATGATGATCGACACGGCGCCGCAGGCGGGGCAACAGACCTCGAACGCCCGGACACGGGCGAAGACGCGGCGCGCCTTCGGGATGACCGTGTCCGGGCGGGGCAACGGGGCTCTAGGCACCGGCTTTCTTCCTCTCGACCGGCCGGTCAGCGGTCTTCGGTGCGCGTAGCTCGACCATCCGCAGGTCGCGCGCGATCGTGGGTCCGCCGCTCTCCTCGGGGGCGTCCTCTAGCAACGTCGCTACGATCCCCACGACCGACACGGCACCATGCCGCGCGACGTCGTACAGGATCTCGGCGATCAGATCGTCGTGGTGTTGTGCCGGTGACTTGGGCATAAGGTTACTCGGGGATCTCCATGAACGTGTACCCGGCCGCCCGCAGGCTGGACTCATCGGTCGGGTCGCAGCGCCAGTGTGAAGGGTCGTTGTACGGCAAGCCGTCCGACTCGACCCCGCCGATGTAGCAGTAATCGACCCGGCGCGCGACTTCCGCGTCCCGTTCCGCCGACTCCCGTCCCATCCAGTACCCGCCGAGTGACGCCAGGATCGCGCAGATGATTACACCGAATTGAATCGCCATAGCTAGACGCTGTCCGATCGTGCCTCCGTGAGGGACGCTACGCAGACGGTGGGCCGGAGGCACGCCCCGTCGGTAGTCTTCCCAGTGATCAATAAGCCGTGTGCCGTCCATCAGTACGTACCTCGCAACAGGAAGGTACGTCTGTACCGTATGGGATAGGTACAGACGTACCGAATGTGGTACTCCCTAGCTCGCTTAGGCACGACGGGAAATCCTCGGTTCCTTCCCCGTAGGGACGCGTACCGCCGGACAATCCCGACAGTACGCATTCTTGAGCGTCGTCCCACCGAGGTACCAGCCGACGAGGTAGCGATGCACACCGTTGCGACACTTGAACGCGCGGAGCTTCGCGCGGGTCATCGTTTCAGATCCTGACGGCTGGGGATCAAATCCGACAAGCTCACCACTTCCACGACCTTGGTCCCCGGCGCGT